TTTGCGTGTATGTAATTCTTTATATCAGATAATGTTGTTGTATCAGTTGTAGTAAATCTAGAACCTGTAAGTCGATTATTTAAACTGCCGTTTAAATCACTTATCTTCTTTGCAAGTGATCCATCAATATTCGGGTTCGCCTGCCGCGCATCTAATGCAAACCCGGTTTCTGTTGTTACCTGGTTATTTACGATACTTTCCGGTTGCAGTGCGCTTCCGATTTTATCCTTTAGCGTATCCGCCAACTTGATTACATTGTTGACCTGATCCATTGTAAGAGTCGTGCCATCAATGCTTACCTTAAGGGTTCCATCTTCTGCAATCGAAAGTCCGTCTGCCGGTTTCACAATCCCGGCATCCTCTTTCGTTGCGATTGCACCGGCACCACCCACAATCGACTTCGACCAATATTCCGTATTGCTTGTTGCCGTTCCTGCAGGCACTTCCTTTTTTGCGAAATAAAGCGTATTGTTATAAGTCACTGCATCCAATCTCTTATATGTAGCATCTGCGCTCCAATCGCCTTTTGGCACGATTGCTACTCTTCCTGCTATAGCCATTTAAGCCACCTCCCAATTCAAATTTCCGTCATTGTCAACGGTAAAGTTATATGCCGAATTGTCCGTGTAAATCAACTCCCCATCCTCATTCACATCAAATTCTGTCATTGTGAGTTTCTTGTTAATCTCGTCTTCGATTCCCTGCACCCGGTCTGCGCTGTCCTTGGCATCTATGGCAGATTTTGCCGCCTTGGTTTCGGACGTTCCTGCGCTTTTGGCAGATGCTACCGCCTTGGCAGATTCCACTTTAATATCTGCAAGATAATCCGGGCGCAGATGCTTTTCTTGGATACTTCCCTCTTTCACGATTGCGGACACCTTACCGTCGCTGCCGATTGCAAATGCGATTGTATCAGAATCCAAGAACTCATATTCTGTAATCAATGTGGATAAATCTACATTCTGCGTTGTACCATCATCTAGCGTTATCACAAGTTGCTGTGCCTGCGGGTTGTACTTGAAGTTGACAGCCAACTTTTCCAATTTGGTATCAATGACCGCCTTGGAACCATTCATTTTAACAACTGTCAGAGTTCCGTTGGATTCATCCCACAGAATTTCTTTCACAAGCTCATTTGCCTTTGTCAAATCAACCTTAGACGCATCCATAGCAACCACACGATCATCCAGATTGTCAATTGCCAAGTCCATCTTGTTAAGATTAGATTCATTTACCGCTGTTTTTTCACTTGGGAAATTCTCCCAGTTGATACGGTTATATATTTTCTGCATGGCTCACACTCCTTTCTAACACGGATAGTCTGCGCTCCAATTCTTCATTTTTCTGCTTCAAAAGTTCGATTTCTTTCTGCTGCATCTGGATCATCTGTATGTGCATTGCATGAAGATTTTCCTTGTCAATTTTCCATGTCTTTGAATCTCCGTGAATTGCTTTTTCATCCTCTTCGGCATCTTCTTTTAGTACAAGTCCGCTATCGGACAATCCAGCATCCTGCAAAATCTTTTCTAAATCCTGCGCAATTAAACCAAACTGCAAGCCTGTGTGCTGCGTGATGTATCCGGGTTTCCATGTATATTCAACCGGGCACATTGCCATATAAACGCTTTTAATATCCCTTAATGATTGTATATTATTTTTCAGCCTTTTATCGGAACTCGGAATAGAAATCAAAAGACCCTCGATATCCAAGGTACTTTCCCTTGAACCAAAATCAGACATTTTATTAAAGTGTCTAGGCGAATACTTGGTTGTAGAGCTATCATTAAGTGTATAGTCTACATCTGTAAAATACCCACTTGGCAATTCGCTTTTGGTTGCGTAGCCACTCAGCGAATTGTCAACATAACTTTCTGTCGCCAAGTTTTCCCCGTTTGCATCAGTAACAGATAATAAGTCCAACTTAACATTCTGCAATAACGCATTATTTCTTCCGTCATGCCCTAATATCTCTACCCCAGATACCTCACCACTGTCAAAAAGCAGAGATTCTATTATATGTACTCGTCCGCTACCATCCAGTTCAAAGTTGTTACATTCTACAATCAATCTGTTTCCTCGTAGCACAATTTGGTCTGCGCTGGCATTGATCATAGAAATAACTTGGTCGTTCTCGTCTCTTCCAAGTTTCAATTCCAGCGATGCGTCTAATTGCCCTTCCGCCTTTTGTGCACGATTGACTTCTGCGACAATGCTTTTTGTGGTCTGCTCAAACTTGGTATTTGTCTGTTCCTCTAAATCCTCGTATGTGGATTGAAGATGATCGGCGTTCCTCTCTAACTTTCCGGTACGTCTTTCCACGCTTTCAATCGTGTCTCTAATAGAGTTAACCTTTGCAGAGTGCGTCTGCGTGCCCTGTGCCGATATTGAATCTCTCTTGCTTTGCACTCCGGTTAAAGTGCGCTGCAATAGATATGTTTCAACAATCTCTCTTGTGGTGTTGAACCGGATTGGTTCGCCAAGTGTCAGACATGGATTGCCGACACAAGTGCAACTTTTGATCGGTGTGTATGCCGCCTGTTTCATAATCGGCAATAGGTTATTTGCAATCTGTTCAAGCTCCGCTCCGGTTTTGTCTGATACAAGAAAGTTTCCTGTAATCGAATAGTTGTTTCCGGTAGTTCCAACAATAGCACCGGCATTATCTTCGCTTGTCTTAATTTCAATCTGCGTGATTGCCTTGCTTTTGAAATCCTCGTAGTCAAACGTGATGTAGTGTCCGGTCATGGACTCTGTGTTTGCATCAGACGGAAACACAGAGTCAGACGGAAACAAATCTTCCGCCGGATAAAGTGCGCTTGTGATTGCTTTCAGAAAGACATACTCAAACTTGCCCTCTCGGTTGATATTACCAAAGCATCCGTTAATCTCGCATATTGCCGTCACAACCGTTTTTCCGCTGATAGAGGACTCTTCTGTTACTGCGCTTGAATCGTCCGTCTGTGTGGCCACAAGCGTCTTATTGACCGTCATGGAATCATTGACAAGGCTTGTTTCAACTTGCGCAATTCCAAGATGTGCAAAGAAGCTATCGCGGAACTGCTTAAGTGTCATTGGAAAGCTAAGTCCTGCATACCAAGACTTTACATCCGTATTGATAATGTCATACATAGCGTCATATGCCGTAATCTGCCGTTTTGTACGGTCAGCCGTAGGAACATCGGATGCAACCTTAAAAACTCCGTATGGCATCGGATTTTGGCTATCTCCGTCAATCGTTTCTTCGATAGAGATTGTCTTTCCAATAATGTTTCCTGCGGTGTTCCGCGCTGTGAATTTTACGCAATTCGCTTCGCACGCTCCAAACTTTAATTCAGACTCCGAACAAAGACTTTCTTCAAGCGAAAACGTACCGATTTCAAGCATCGAATTGTCTATTTTCTGATTCGTTCCAACAACAGATATGACCATCTGCTTATCTGTCGAAGAATCCCAATACTTTTCTTTCAAACTGCTATTTATCATACACACCACCTACAAACGAAAATTTGATTGCGTCATACTTAATCTTCCCATGTGCCACAGAATAGAACGTAGGCTGAATGTCAGCAATATATCCGTACTGTGTCACATATCCGCGTTTCTCCGGCACATATGCCGTGATATAGCCACCGCGCTCCTTTGCCTTGGTATAGTTCTTCTCGATATTCTTCCAAAAATCATCAAACTGTTTTTCAGTCAGCATGGCTTTGGTTTCAAACTCAACCTTTAGGGCTTTCAGTTCCACGGCATCACGATGCTCATATCCGTTTTCATCCGTCCATGGGTCTTTGTCCTGCATGTTCACATAGGAACTAAACGTGTCCTGCTTTATTAAACTGTTCGGTATGGTATAATTGCCAAACTTTACTAAATACCCGCCATATCCCATCGTTTACCTCCTAAAATGGGCATAAAAATAGCACCTACCGTGTTGGTAGATGCTATCCATTTGATTAAATTTTAAGCTACTACTGATTCCCATTCAGATTTCAGCTTTTCTACATCGTTTTCAAAAAGTTTGCAAGCGATTTCGTACAACTGCGGAATCATTCCCATTTCCCTGTCGATATAATCCATCTTGTTTCTTACTTTTGGTTTGAGTGTGCAACCTTCCATCCTTGATTTAAGGTTGCAGTGATATTTCCTTTCAAATTCTCCATAAAGCAACAAATAGCGTTCTTGATACTTTCCATCGGCACCGAAACGGACAATCTGCGTTATCCGCTGTCTCTTGGTCGCCAAGTCAATATCATCAACGAGTCCGATAATAACATCTTCTTTATGGATGATTTCTTTCTTCTGCCTTTTAATGGTTTCGTTCTGCTCTCTAACAGTTTTTAATGTCTGTGAGAATATCAGCTTAGTGTTTTCATCCGCATATGGCAGGTAAGTGGAAATAAATAATTCATCATTATTGACATACCCACCTGTTTTACGGATTGTGGGAAGAACCTCGGATGTTACCCACTTGCGAAACTTCTTGGCATTCGGCTTGTCGCTCCGAACGATAACTGCATATAAGCCGCTCTCTGTAATGAAATTTGATTCTCCTGCACGACCGCCTAGATTTAATCTAGTCAGTTCATCTTCATCAAGTCTTTTTGCTACGTCTGTGGCATTTTTAATTTCCAATGCCCTGCAAACATCAATAAGGCAAAACATCGGTTCATCATCGACCATTACCATTCTGATCTGTCCGAATATTGGATTTTCAAATACCTCAATGCTGTTTTGAATCTTAAGCATAAGTTGTGTTTTTTTCATTCGTGTCTACCTCCATACATTTTTATCTGAATAAAAAAGAGGAAACCGCTTGTGAAATCACATTGGTTTCCTCTTTCGTACAGTATGGCGTTCGAGTAAGTAATCCGCATCTTCACGGATAAGGTTGTTTCCTTAGTAATAAGGATAGACTATTTTTGATTTTGTGTCAATCCGATTTTGGAATTAAAATAAGCCGTGTTTTCACGGCTTAAGTATCATTTATCTTTCAATTTTTACTGTAACCAAGTATATGTATATGCTTCATCAACATATATCTTATAACTGCTCGGATAGATCGTATCGTAATTTGAATCGTACGGAAAACTAAATGAAAAATAATCTGTATCTCCATTCTTTTCACATTCTGCATAATGATAATCATATTTGATCAAGTTGCCAGATGCATCATACATTACGCAAGAAATTTTTACAAATGAAAAATCTTTTCCGGAATCGTTTGTAGCTTCAACCGTAACATTATCTGCTCCAATGTCCGATTGAACCATTATATTGCGAACATCACAAACAGCATTTGTTGCTTCATCAACACTCAACGACATTTTATAGTTATCATAAGAAACATCGTTATAATCAGAATCGCTCGGTGCCTCAAAATAAAGAACACATTCCTTACCGGATTCAAAAGCTCTGTTACAATCGCTTTTGCTATCCAGCATTTTACCGTTTTTGTAGTATACAAGTTTTGCGTCCAGATCAACAGTTACCTTGTTGTTGTTTTTCAAGATAGCAACAACTCCATGACCACTATCTTGGTATTCAATTGAGATGTTTTTCTTTACCTGGTTCGCATTAAAGGAAGAAGTGACGGTAACTTTGCAAGAAAGCGTTTTCTTTGCAATTTTTGCTTTTACGTACGTTGTTCCTTCTCCAACCGCCAGAACCTTTCCATACTTGTTTACAGAAGCAACATATTTATTGCCACTACTCCATTTAGCAGTTTTCCTCATTCCGCTTATCTTTAATGTTGCGGACTCTCCAATTTTTAAATTAAGAGTCTTTCTGCTTAATTTGATAGCTGCCGCCTGTGCAACAATCTGTTTCCCATCTGCATTTTGGATTGGCATAGCCGAAATCAAAACGGCAAATGCCAATCCCATCGCTACTAATAATTTTTTTGCGTTTCTCATAATGACTCCTTTCTTGTGATATGATTTATTTAGAATTATATCACGTTCGATTATAAAAGTCACTAAAAAACATATACATTGTCTCCGGTTCGATTGTAATGTTCTCTCCCATAATCCCTTGCGGCTTTTCCTATGTCGTTTGTAGTAATTCCGAAATTTTTCTGTAAAATAGCTTGTAATAACTGATTTTGCTGTCGCAATAAGGAAACCTCTTGCGCAGATGTTGAATTGATAGCATCTTTGATTCCAGTAATTTCTTGGCTTCCTGCGACCGCTGGCTTGCCTCCGACTGTTCCCATAATTTCCGGAAGCCCATTTTCTCCAACTGTTGCTATGCTATATTTATCCATAAAACCGCCCGTTGCATAAGCCTTTACTTTAGGTAGGCTCACTTTCGGCACAAGATCGACTCCGCTCCACTTTACCTTCGCTACTTTAGCCGCCGCAGAAACAACACTGTTAAACCCTTTCAAAACGGTATTCACTCCACCGATCAATGAATTTATTGCTGTTTCAATTCTTGAAATTACGGTGTTCATTGCCCCGGCAACACCACTTTTCACGCTATTCCATAATTTGCTGAATATTTCAGCTACACTTTCTTTCATCTTCGAGAAAGCATTTTTTATCGGTGTGGTTACATGTTCTTTAAACCAACTAGAAACACTGTTCCACGCCCCGGTTACCGCTGTCTTTGCCGCGCTAAATGCTTTCTGAATAGATTCTTTTGCTGAACTAAAAGCATTCTTAATAGGTGTTGTAACATGATCCTTAAACCAACCGGAAACCACCGCCCATACCGATTTCACAGTTGTCCATAGAGCCTTGAATGCGGTTGATACTGCCGATTTCAATAATTCAAAGTTCTTCTTTATTGGCTCTATTACCTTTGATTTAAACCAATCAGAAACAACAATCCATACCGCCTTGACAATGATCCACAATCCTTCAAAGATTTGACCAACTCTTTTCGAAAATCCTTGGAAAAATGAAACAATAGGAGTTATAACATTAGTATTGAACCATCCAGAAACTGTTTTCCATACACCGGATATATCTTTCCATAAAGAAGAGAAAAAACCGGAAACGGATTTCCATAATCCCTCAAAAAATCCGCTTATTGGCTTAATCACATTAGTATTAAACCAATCTCCGGCTTTTGAGAAAATTCCTTTTATTTCTTTCCAATGATCCTTGACTACTACAGTTGCCGTTGCAACAGCAGCTACTATTCCTGCGATAATCGCTGCCGGTGCTGCCGCTACCCCTAAAATAACCGCTCCGACTGCCGTAATCGTAACTCCGACAAGCATAAGTGCTTCATTAAGCCAACTGAATCCGTTCTTTAACATGGTCACAAAGTTTGATATTGCAGTAAATGCGCCAATCGCAACGGAGCTTATTCCGGTTATTGCTTTTGCAACAGGACTTATAAATGCAAGCGCACCTTCTGCCGCTTTACTTCCAAACAAAGCCTTAAATCCTGCCGAAATGGTTGTTCCAACCGTCGCAAATGCCGTCGTTATTTTTCCGGATAATGCGGTAGACAAAGCTGCGCCAATTCCTTGGTTTGCCGCAATTCCAACACCTAATTTAGATGCAATAGAAGACGCTATTGCTTTTGAAATGGAAGTTCCGATTATATCAAGTGCGGTTTTTGCAAGATGCAATCCAAGAATTTTTTTGATTGTCAGTGCACCGACAATAATTGCAACCGTCTTTACATCTAAGTTACTTAAAAACTCCTTTGCTCCGTTCCAAACATCCTTCCAAGAAATTTTACTTAATGCCGTAGTGACCGCATCAAATGCCCCTTGCGCCCACGAATTAAGCGTTTGAGCCAATAATGCAAAATCAAAGTTTTGGAAAAACTTGTTGATTCCGTCCGCTATCGAATTTCCGAATTGTTTCCAATTAAACGTTGTGCCGAATGAATCCAATCCGTGAAGCACCGTGTTTAATGAATTTGCAATCAGTTTTCCGGTTTCTCCGAAAAGCGTTGTACCTTTTTGCCCTTTAAATAGTCCGTTAAGGAATTTGGCTAATCCCCTTCCAAAACCTTCGGCTTTTGCATACACTTTTTTCCATTTAATTTTTTTCATTGCGTCAATTAACGCACCGGAAATCGCTGTCCCAAGTCCTTCAAGATCTTTGATATTGCTTTTGAATTTCTTAAAGATGGTGTCGGTCTGAACTAATCCACCATCAGAACCGGTGCCGCCGGCACCAGCACCTGAACCAGATCCAGAACCAGAACCTTTATTCCCTGAACCGGAATCCTTGTCTTTACTCTGTTTTGAAATAACCTTCAATTCATCAAATGCACGCGTTGCCTGTTGGATTTCCTTTTTTGCTTTCTTGGCATTCTTTGCGATACCGCCTGTGTTTTTCCCTGCGTTTCCTGCGGCATTGCTTAAATCGTCCATGCCGTCAGATGCGCTTCCAATATCATCAGCAAGACCGCTGATTCCTGCCCCTTTGCTTGCTTCATACTTCCATCCGAAGATAGAACCTAAAGCATTTGTTACCATCTCTGCGAAGGAAATAACCTTTTGCAGAACTGAATTAAGTACCTTGATAAATGGCTTGAATGCATTGATTAAACCACCACCAACAACCGCTCCAAGTGCTTTGAAATTCTCTTTAAGCATGGTTATTTGGTTATGCCATGTCAATATGTTATCGTAAAGGCTTTTTATCCTCTACTTCTTATGGTTTCCCATAAGTTCGGCGTACATTTTCAACCACAGCGTTGTGGTTGTCGGATACTCTTGGGAATATTATATTCTACACTCTTTCCATAAGAAAAGAGCATAGGTTCAATCCCTACGCTCTACAATGTGCTATAACTTTTATTTTATAGCCTTATCTCGGTATTAGCTTATTGGCTTATCCACTTATAACCATAAGCAGTTCGTCCCTCTTGGTCAATTACCTTATGTATTGCTTTGTAATTAACTCCAAGAGATTCCCCGGCTTCGGATATTCTATCGAACACTCTTACAATCTCTCCGCTTTTCGCATCCACTTGCGCAATTTTTCTTCCTTTTTTACGCTTTTTATAGATACTCAAATCTTTTATTGGAAAATCTTCTTCGTATACAAAAATATATCCATTTGCCGACTTATAAGTATTTGAAAGCACACCGGAAATAGTTGTTCTATTTGTTCCGGTAATCCTAGCCGCTTCCTGCAAACTTTTAAATTTCTGTATAAAATTTCCTTCCATATCACATTGAATAATGCTTCTCATTCCGTTAGGTTCCGGCTTTCTATAGGTTTTCGCTCCGTTTGATTCATATTCATCCTCAAACATAAACATATAGCCCTTTGTTTGCCGCCTTTTTCCTTTACAATTAAGCAGAACATCCGTATTATTAAATCCGTCAATTTCTGCATCCATTGCACTATCATAACGCTTAATGTACCGTCCGTCAAGTGTCAGCAAAACAACCGCCCTGGCGTTATGATACGGCGCGCCTTTCCCACCTTTGGTCATATTATAGCCATCTCGATAGGTGTTAAATTTTTCAATGTAATACTTTTCCAACTCACAGGCTCTATCTTCGCTTTCACACGTTTCGATGATTTCCCATGAGAAGTTGTCAAACCCGAATTCTTTAATTGCTCTATGAAAGTCGCAATCTTCTTTTTCGTAACACCTTTGATGTTGCCACACTCTGCTATGGAAGTCACAAGTTTGACCGACATAAGATTTTCCGTTTATTTTATTTGTTGCTTTGTAGATATAATATGTTCGCATTAAATCACCTCAAACATATTATACAAAAATGTTCGCGCTAAGTCAACTTAGCTTTCACCGATTTTACCCGATTTTCATCGACATATTGCTATGCCGCGCGACACATGAAACAAAAGTTTCGTTTATCGGCTGTTCTGGCAAAGTCCCCGGTAATATTGGTTGTATGCGCAAGCACATACTGATAACGCAACATGGCTTTTTCAGCCTGTGTCATTGAGGAAATGTTCGCATCAAGTCCCTGCTTTAATGCCCATTCCTTTAATGTTGCCTGTGTCAAGTCGATACCATAACGCCGCATAGGTGCCGTAGTACCGGAAAATACGGATTGCAGACTCTTGGCAATATCTTCTTGACTCACATCATAGAATGAAGCCATATCTCCGGCTAATTCTGTCAACCGGATAGACATTTTTGCCATTTGCCCTTGCGGAATATCAAGGGCAGTTCCCATAGCTTGGAAACGACTTGCGAACTGCTTTGCAGACAGTTCAGACATACCAAATTTTTCAATGGATGTTTTTGCGAAATTGTTAATTAGGTTTTCATACTGCCCGAATGTCTGCCTTACAACGTTCTCAACCTCTGTCAGTGAGGATGATATGTCAATGGCATCTCCAAGTAGCCTAAATCCGCGGAATAAAGCCCAATACGTTGCATACACTTTTCCGATTGCAGACGCAAGAGAAAATGACTTCTTGGTAACCGCAGAAGCACCGGAACTAAATCCACTAAATGAGCTTGTGATGCTTTTTGCCGCTGTTCCTGCCGCTCCACCGGTACGTGATAATTTTGCCAATGCGTTTGTCATGTCAATAATATTCCGGCTTACGCTAGGGGCTTTCGACAATTCGGACATAAGCTGACGCATTGCAACCGCAAGTTTTGGTATATTCTCGATAGCCTTTGTTGAGCTTGTATAACCAAGTTGCTTGATTCCTCCGGCTAATTCCGATAACCCTTGCACCGATTTTGACATACCGGAAAACGAGCTTACCGACTTTGAAATCTGTCGCATTGCTCCGGCTGCTGCATTTATCTTTCCTGTGTCAATGTTGCTAAGCGTTTTGATGTTTCTTGCAAGAGTCGAGAATGACCTTGAATCAACACTGCGCATGGCACTCATTGAGTTTGACAATCGGTTTACTCCGGTTGATAACCGGTTAATTCCGCTAGAATCTATGCTTTGCAAGGATGAAGATAGCTTTCCCAACCTTGTTATCAGCGCATCAATCTGACCATTAGCCTGTCTTGCCTGTGCTTGAATCTTGACCTCTAAGGTTTCTAATTCCAACAGTTCCACCTCCTTTATGTAGTTTTAGAAAAAGGCGGTAGGACTTGACCCCTACCGCCCTTGAATTACTTTTTCAGTTTTCCCTTTTTCAAAAGAGAAAGCATTTTTGAATTTTCCTCTGATGTAAACTTGAAATTGGAAAATCCGTTCTTTTTTGCGATTTCCGCACGATGTTCTTTCGACACATCATCTTCCCCAACCGCTTTTAATGCTTCAACGATTGAACCGGAATTTCCGGTATACTTCGGATAATACTTGGCTTTGCATTTCTTTGCACCTTTTACAACAATAACTGTGTGCCCTTTTATGCGTGTCACAAGAATATCTCCGTTGCGAAGAATAAAACCGGCATGATAAGAACCCATATCATCAAACAAACCGGATTTCAAAATTACCGGTCGTTCATTGGATGTATTGAAATCTCCCACATCCTTGCCGGATGCATAGATAATACAAGCACGTACAAGGGACGAACAATCGCATTCCGTCTTGACCTTTGTGTTAATGCCATGTTTAATGACTCCGTAGCGTTCCGATTGGTCATAGCCGATATTTTTGTTATCAGATGCAATCTTCATAGCTTCGGCTAACTTCTCCGCAACCTTATTATCCTTTGCTCTTAACACATTCCATCCCTTAGAATGGTTATAAAACTTCTGCGTAGACACTTCCTGTCCGGTCTGGTCTCCGGCTTTCCCACCAGAATAGCAATTTCCGTGTTCATCATGCCGCGCACTTCCGATAATTACTGCCATAGCAATACCTCTTTTCTTAAACTATCTTTGGCTTTGGTAAATGTGATTGTCTTGATTTAGCCGCCCATTCTTCTTCTGCCTTAAGCATTTCTCGTATCTCTGCATCGGGATCGTCCGTATTATGCTTTTCGATGGAATCATAGCAAGTCTCTTTGACAAACTTGCCTTTACCCTTACCGAATGTCGCGTCTATTGCTGTCACAAGTGCTGACGTTGCATATCTGCCAAACCACATATACATTTCCATGTCGCGTTGCTTCCATTCTGCCTTATATGCATCCACATAAGGCTTAAGTAACTCTGGATTCATCATATCTATATCATCAATGGAAAATCCGTAGCCTTTCGTTACCACAAGGTAAAACGGACGGATTTCCGCAACGTAATATTCCCATGTTAATTCTTGGCTTTCGCTTTGGATGGGGTCTTTTTCTTCTCCTGCTCCTGCTCCTGTGCTCTCTCCAACGACTCCATCATCTGCGCTAAAAAACCGTTTGTCATCATTTCCTTCTGCATATCAGCAAATAAATCCATGCAGTTAATCTCGTTTGTATCAATCGCATCATAGAGAATGTCAGACACCTTCTCAAGCTGCTCATCGTAGCCTTCGTTTGTTTTGTAATCATATCCAAATTCGTCATTGTGATGCATCTGCAATCCCACAAGAAGCGTCTTAGGAAGTGTTTCAAGAAGAATATCTTCCATAGAGGAAATATCTTCCATGTCCTGTGTCTTCATAATATCCTGTAAGATATGTGCTTTTAATGATGGTCTCGTTGCAAACTGAATTGTATATTCTTTTCCACCTAATTTAACTTTCATGTTTTACCTTGCCTTTCTGCCATATATTGGCAAGGGGCAGTGTTGCAACCGCCCCATTGTTGCTTATCTTATTGCTTCAAGTTCTGCTATCGACCGTTCATCCTCGCCTACCGGTGCGGTCGATTGCTCGTCCGATAGGCTTTTTACCCCACCACTGTTACGGTGAATGTTCCATCGTTGTTATCAACGACAGTCAGCTTATCTGTAACAAGCTCTGATGCTGTACTTGGAATAACCGTTACCGTCATTTCAAGGATTTCATCGTTTCCACCTACATCGTTAGGTGTGGCTGTTGCAGTTCCTACATATGCGTATTTCGCTACACCTCCGATACCGTCCGTTCCGTACAGATGGATAATATCAAGTTTTTTATCTCCATATCCATCCACCTTTGAAAGATATTCTTTTTCAAGGTTTCCTGTGATTTCTCTTGAATCAGAAGTCTTAATTCCTTTTTCAAAAGTCTGCTGGTCATCTTCCATTGTGGTCGACTCAACAGTGTTTGGTGGTGATGCAGGACTTGGAACTGACTTAGCCGCAACCAAAAGATTGTATGTTCCTGCAAAGTCGGCCTGTTTGTCCGTGTGCTCTTTTACAATGACACGAGTTCTATAACTTGTTGATGCCATATTTTCTACTTCCTTTCTGCTTATAGCTGATCTAAATGCTCAATGTTTCCAATTACGCGAGTTGCGCGAAATGTAACCGTTCGCACTTGCTTGGAAATTGTTGGGATTACATTTGATACCTCAAACATTTGTTGTTTAAAAAAAGACACCGCATATGCTGCGATGTCCTTAGTTGCTTTTCTTGAACCTTTGTTTGTAATTGTGATCTGAAATGTTGGGCGAATTGCGTTGATTGTCTTTGCTTCATTAGTTCGTCCGGCTTCTTTGCCACCGATTTGTCTGACTAAAAGCGTCGGGAATGTTGCAGTGCCGCCCGATTCTTCATCTTGCACCACATTAATTCCTCTTACCTTGCTTTCCATGTACGATTTCAAAAGGGAATATAAGGTATCTTCAAAATCAAGTGCCCAACTATTTAACTCATTTTCCACCGAATACCTCCCTTGCAATCTTTACATACTGTTGAATAATCTGTTGTTCCGCATTATACATAGGCATTGTGGCTTTGATACCGTGGGTATAACGCCATGTTTCGGTCTTATCATCCCAATAGTACCAACCATCTTCAAAAGCGTGTATTTGCCCAGGATAAGTGCCGACACCGAATCCAAGTTCCGGTGCTTTGGGGTTCTCTGCGGAATTATAAAAAATACCGGCTCCAAACTCTACCGCCAACAAAGTATAGAATGGTTCTCTATCTTCTGCCGTTACCGTTTTTCCGGTCGCAATGAGAATCGCGTTCGAGGTCATTAACTGCGGTGCTTTATCTACCCTTACCGTTATCGTGTTTCCTAATGGTGATTCCGATATGTGTTGTATTGCCACCGTCTGACCTATCTGTGCAAGCCTAGAAACAAGTAAATCGCATTTAGCCTGTAAACTATCGCGGTACTTTTCTAATTCCTTTATGGCGGCTTGTATGGATTTAGTGGATAGTGTCATTGAAATAGTTTTCTTTGCCATGTGATTACCTACTTAATATTCTTCCGAAGAAGAAACAAATCCGTGGTCAGTCCTTCATCGGCAACGCCTTTTACGATGTAATCTGCGGTTTCTGAATCCACAAGTCCATCATCAGTGCGTTTGACTTCCGAACGTTTCCACACCACATCACCGGCTTTCAGTGGCAAATATCCTTTATCCGTGACAAGCTGACAGTATGATGTACTATCATCAATTCCGAATTCTTTCACAAGGGCTTCCGACAACTTATTGCCGATATTGGCTTTGAATGTCGTAGGTTCTGAAAACCCTTCAATTTCCTCGCCTTTTGGAATCTTGTTGCCTTCGGAATCTAAATAAGGTACAAAGTTTCCATCGGAATCCTTGTACCCTTCATAGACAATATCTCCATTTTCGTCAGTTTGTGGGATGAATACCCTCTGACCGGATTGAGAATACTTCATTTCCTGCTTGTTAATGTCAAGCATTGGTGTTTTCCTCTGGGATTCCGGCAACACTTGTCAGAAGCGATAACACTCCGGCAAGGACTGATGCAGAAAGAACATATTTCCAATCCACCGCGCCCATAAATGCCGCCGTTCCGATTCCGGCAATCGCTGCCTGCGCAACAGTCTTGATTGCTCGGATGCCGGCTTTCTTAGTCCAATCCTTCCAATTCCTCATGGCTTTTATCTCCTTTCCCTATATGAATCTCTTCAATCTCATGTTTCATTTTCGTAACCATTCCATTTCCACCTAACGCATGGTACGCATCATACATCTCACAGAAGTTTTGATAGGCATATGACGGTATTTCTCCGATTCTGGTGTACTTTGCATGGTATTCAATAAGCTGGACGCGCAAAAGGAGCATTGTTCCTTTGCTGTTCGCATCCCTGCTTTTCTTTTGCTGTTTAAGAAGCCAAACTATATATCCAAGCACTATTGGCAGTGCCACAAGATAAGTTTGAATCAAAATACTTTTCATTTGAATCTCCTTTTGACGCACTGCCCACCACCGCTTAATGTGCGCCGCCTGCAACCATAATGGTCACGCTCAATCTTCTTTAATGCCCTATAGGCGATATTTACATAGCTTTAACAAACGGAAATACACCAGCAAAAAGGCTTTCACGGTCTTTCCATGTCCTGCTCACGCCGTTTTCGGAGAAACTTGCCATGTATGCTTCTCCTGCCTGTGACCGGTCGTACACTGCCAAATTGACCATAATGTTTTCATAGTTCTTAACATCACTGTCAATCTGGTCTTGCGTGTATGTGTCCGGATAGTTCCGTCTGCTGATAATCTCTTTTCTTGCCTGCTCTAAAAGCTGTTCAATCAAAGGGTTACATTCTTTTTCATCAAACACAACTTTATCGGACTTTTCTCCGGTCGTTTCGTCCTCTACCTCTTCTATATGAAATTGTTTTAAACGAATCTTTACCTGTTCGACAAGTGTGTATGACATAAGCGATCTCCTACAATTTAAACTTTGCAATCAGAATTTCTTTCAGTTCCGCACCGCTTGTCGCTTGTGCGTTTTCAATCCCCTGCTCCGTGGCAAGTTTTTGCAAGTCTGCGGTACTCATTCTGTTGATTTCGGTCTTTGTATATCCAACGGAAGATACCGGAGAATTACTCTCCGGCACCTCTTCTCCTGCGTTGTACCATTTACCATTATGAATCACTATATATGGATATTTCATAGTTGCACCCCCTACTCTTCGCTATGAACCTCATATACGAATGTGCTATCCATATTCTCGTATGATGGAAGTACAACCTCAGATGCAAATGTTGACATCTTCATAGGTGGTCCATACTCTGTCTTTGTAGCGACTGTAATACCTACACCATATGTTGTTACATCAACATCAGCTACTTGTCTTGCAGTTCTTTCTTCCGGTGTAGTGCCAAACCAAGTGCTTCCAAGGCTGCCTTCTGGAAGAAGTGTAACCTTGTTATCCGGGTAGAAGTACTGCTCTTTGCCATCATCATCAATGTACATCTTATCGTAAAGTACGATAGTGAGCTTCGCCCTCTTCTGTACCACCGAAATAACAGTATCATCGTCAACCTCAATAGTTGCTGTAAGGTTCTGTGCAAGAATTGAGTTTCTTATTTGTGCATTGTCAAGCAGATATTGGAATGTATTGCTGTTCATAAGTGCGTATCTAGCAATCTTACCCTGCTTCTGTAACTTCTTTCTTGCATTGTTAAGGTCTGTAAGTGGCTTTGAATTAGCTGTATCGCTCCACATGCTTGTGCCGGATAACTTTGCGTAATGGTCTTTTGCGTATGAGCCATCCTTATCGTAATCATAAGCGTACTGAACGCCATCACTTACAATAGCAATTACCGGATGACCTGCATTTGTAGAAAGAAGTGACATTCTCATGCGCTCCGGTACAACTTCTGCGCCGCTTACGAGGTTGTTAGTGTCGTCATATACACTTGATAAAGCACTTGCAAGGTAAGGGTCGTCTTCTGATTGAATACGCTCGATTTCAAGCATTTCCTCTTCACCAACTGTCATTCCCTCGCGGAAAAATGCCATCTGTGTTTTTTCCTTACTTAATCCGCCTCTAGCTCTAAGAGTTGGGATTGTGTCAAAATTAGATGGCGCAAGTGAAACCGGCAAACCCTTGTGTGTCTTAATCCAACTTAAATCAAGTCCCTGCTTCTTTCTTTCTGGAAACCACTGTAAACCAAGATAAGGTATCTGATTACTAGCGTTTTCTGTTGCCGATAATGCGATAGACTTACTGTCTAATACTTCATTAATTAACATCTATTTACCTCCTGTTATTATTCAAATACAATCATTGAAAGAGCTGTCTTAACTTCTGCGTCATATGTAACGCCGGAATGCGCTTCTGCTACTTTCGTGTTAAGATATGCTTTCTTAAGCAGCACTCCTTGTGGCCTGTCCTCTGTTACATCAAATCTCAAAATACCCACTACCGTAGCCGTATTGTCAGCCTTGCCATTTGCTCCGATTGGAGTACCTGCTTTGACAATCTTCTTGCCCTGTGCGTTTTTAGTTGTTACGCCATCAAAATCAAGTGTTAATGGGATTGCTTCATTAGGCTCTCTCTTTAAAATCTGAACATCTCCTGCGTATGAAGTCTTTTCGTACTGCATATTCATTTCCTTTGCCATTTTTTACCTCCTGTTATTGTTGAATGTAATGTGATAAAACGTCATTGTTCTTAGGTGCATTAGATATAAGGCTTTCTGCTATCTTTTCAGCATTTGTCTTATTATCTGCACCGGCTTTATTACCGCCAGCCGTGCCACCGCCCGGATTCGTACTGCCATTTGCAATCTCCTGTTCCTTGGCTTGCGCTGCGGCGGTCTCTTTTTCAGAGATAATCTTTCCAAGAACGTCATAATCAAAACTGCCATCGTCTTTTACAATCTGCGCTGCCTGCTCTGCGGTAACATTAAATTTAGATGCGGCATCGGCTCTCTGCGTGGCTATCGCCTGCGCTTTTTCAAGTTCCGCGATTCTCGCATTGGCTTTTTCGAGGTTCTTATTTGCCTGCTCGACTTCCGTGAGCTTTCCCTGTTCGATATCATCGAGCTGCTTCTGCAACTCTTCAGCTTTGTCAGCCTTTGTCTTGTACTCGTCAGCCTTTGCTTTGGCTTTTTGTACGGAACTTCCGTAATCTGCCATAATCTTGTCCGCGTTTTCCTCGCTTAATCCCATAGCAATCAGATCTTCTCTCTTCATTCATTACCTCCGATATGTCATACGAATTTTTATACGGTGCAACGACACCGAACGACATTGTTGATTTTTACGCTCACAACTTTGCGAATTTTTATAAAATAAAGACAGCCGCCGATTACTCGGTGGCTGTCTTATCTTTGTTTGTCTGGCTCTGTGTGCCATCTGTATTCATTTTATTTATCAATTCTTGTGCTTTCTGTTCCTGTGCTTCTGCATCATCAATGGTTTTCCACAGATTATCCAAGTATGGCTTTGACAACAGGAATGTCTTTTCCGCATCTCCCCAAAGCCCGACAGATTTAATTGCAACAAGCGGATGAATACCGGCTTGTAAAAGTTGATATAATGTCTGCGACTTGGTATACATATTGTCTTGCGGGCTATGGTTTATCTGAACATCAAAGTCGCGCAAACTCAATCCCAAATCGTGATCCTGTATACGAATCACATTCAAAACAACTTTCGCAAGTCTTTTTTCTGCTGACTTTACAATTGGGTCTTTTAGTTTGGCTCTCGACTTCGAGAAATCCCATCCGTTTCTTAGCTCAACCGCTCCCTGTGTATCTCCACCGGAATTATTGTTGTTCTTATTCGGTATGGCAAGAATGGACTGTGCATTATCCCACAAATCATCCTTTGCGACTTGGCACTCTGTCTGGTTCAGCTCTTGTGTCATAATGTCAACATCTGATTTATTCTGCTCATTATTGGATTTTACCGTCAGCGCATGGGAAATCTTCATTTTTTCAAACGTTTCCGGGTCAATGTCGCAATTTACAAACTTTATCCAAAACTGAACAAACTGCTCAACGCCATCCATTCGGTTTGACTGCATCGTATTGATTGCATCTAATAGTCCGATCACAAGCTCAATATCAGAAATGCGCTCATGGTTGTTTGGAAACTCAACAATCGGGATTCCACCAAAGCCATGAAGTTTCCAATCTCGAACCTCTCCGTTTACAATCTTGCACTCATAAGAGTCCGTGTAGCAGAGTTTATACATCTGTCCATCGGCATCCTTAAGCTCTTGGATTGCTAAAAGTGGTTCTTCTGTGGATTGGTTATAAATAACAAACGTGTTCATTGGTGTCGGTGCCACAATTCTAAATGGTATATCTCCATTTTTTGTAATCTGCACTGCCTTAAATGACGTTCCGGTTGCTGATTGCCACTCTCCTGCCTTAATGTCCTTTTCCTGCTTATTAGCATCAGTCAGATAATCGTTAAATTCATCAACCGCATTGTTTATACGGTCATCGTCTTTCCTGCTGATAAGCTGAATTGGCTCACCGTAAGTCTGACCAACCTTGAATTGAACAATCTCATAGGCATGGTTTTCAGGCACCTTATTGGTTATATCCGCATTTTGCACCTTTGTTCGGTACAATACAGGCTGATCGCCCTTGTAGTAGTTCCACAGATACCGAATGATCGTCTTGTTGAAATAAAATGCACCAATGCAGTTTCCGACAACATTTACGATATTGTCTGCCGTAATCTGTTCTACGTTAGCATATGCAATTTTTCTTCCGTATCTGCCTTTTACAAGGTCATGAAAATACTGTGTATTCATATAAATAAAACTCCACTACTGCAAGCGCGTTTCGGTATTGGCTTCGTTTCAATTTTGCCTGTTGCCACGCGATAAATCACAATATGATTGCATTTTTTACATTTACACGGATGATCTATCGTAGATCTCCCATCATAATGTCCGGCAATTCTTCCACAATCCGGGCAATATATAGTTACTTTTTTCATAGCAACCTCTTTCTTGTAAATAAAAAACACCGCCATTTCTGACAGTGTCTTTTACGGGTTATATGCTTTTGGGGTTGTAGGATTTTGTTTTTCTACTCTTTTAGTATACCATGCAAATTTTAGGAAATGTTGTGAAAGAGTATGAACTATTGTGTACTTTTATGCACTCTTTTCAGAATAAATCCGTCCGTAACGTCTTTCAAACTCCTGCAATGCTCTTTTTCTAAGTTTCATAATGTTTCTGTAGGAATATTTCATCTCAACGGAAATCAGGTTCCAGTCTTTTCCATTGACATAGTGTGATGAAAGCACGATATATACATCTGTATTATCCATACTGTCAATTTGCGATATGATAATCCGTCTTTTATCAACCAATTCATCTACAAGTGTCTGAATCTCATTCTGTAAATCAACAATCTTTGATACCGCGCTCCCCATCTTGTCGGGATTGCCGGATGATTGCACATCCACCTCTTTCGGGGATATGGATATAGATGTTGCCATATCGGATAGCCTTTTAATTTCTTCCAGCTTATTTGCAATCGCATGGTCAATTCTGCTTATCTGTGAAAGATATTTGTCCGTTGTCATATCCTAATACCTCCTAAATGGGTTTACTGCCGCTTCTACCTTTGCGGTATTGTTTGGGTTTTCTATAAACATTTCAAGCTGGGTTAAACCGTCTGCGGCATCGTCGTGTTCATTACCGCCAATACTTACAAACATAGAGAGTTCATCCATAGCCGCTTGATATTCGTCATTTCTATAATATCTTGTTACTCCAAGATCCGAGTCTTTCTTCATTTGTTCCTGCGTTGGTCGGTGCGTATCAAGGAATATGAATTTTCTCTTAATATCCCCGGAATATGCTATGATCTTCGACAACTTTTCAACCTTGTTTGGTGCTTTTCTGCTTGTGCATGAGCATTTATAGTCCTGTTCCTGCAACTTTTCATCTACATATTGGCAATACAGATCTCCCCCGGTATTCCCCTCAAATCTTGTCTGCCGAATCTCATTCCCGATAATTCGTCCGACAACAAGAGGAATTGTTACCTCTTTCGTACCTTTGTTGAATACCCAATCGTAAATATAAACATCACCGTTTTCATATTCTGCCCCTATCGGCATTGACAAGCTATCGCCGCCGCCCCAGGCGACATCCACAACTCCGATTCTCCGAAAATCTCCGTCCGGTAGGATTCCGTTAAATAGTCTCAAATCCGTATAAAGCAATCCCTCGCGGACATATGGTTGCTGCATAAACTTAGCCATCCATTCGGCGTTGTCAAGCTTATCTCGCATATCCCGATAGTATTCCGTGGAAAATCCGTTGATTTCATACGCGAAATTGCTTTCGTCATTTTCATTAAGTGCCGGAATCTTACGGAATCGGTATTGTGTGTCATGCTCATATTGCTTTCTCATGCGCTCCAATGGGTCTAAAACATTCCAAAGGGTACCAACCATCAATTCCCTTGCACCGTCATTTTTACGGTCAACCATCTTGTTTAGGTACTCTTGGTATGTGTTTTCCATTCGAGTAGGACTTAATGAATGTTCTCGATCACGCACCAAGTCATCGACATACAAATATCCATCTTTTGAAACATCGACCGCTCCTGTCCATGTTCCATCAATACCACGGCACGTTACGGTTGCGAATCTGTCCGGATCTCCAAGTGTAATCGTAAATTCATCAGCACTCTTGTCTGTCGGAATTGATGCGTTTGCGTATTCCGGATGCCAATAAGCAAAAAGTTCCGCAAACGTATATTCTTCCGTGGTAAAAAGGTTCATCAGCTCTTTGTAAAACCCTTTTGCCAAAATACCAGAGTGACCACCCATAGCACTATGGCTGTTCGGTCTGCGCAAAGCCACCCACGCAAGAAAGAAAATACAGATAGTAGACTTACCGACACGCGATGGCATTGACAATCCGTAAAATTTAATCTTCCGGTTTTCCAAATCTTCAAGATCTTTGGCAACTATATTCAGAGTCTTGCGGCGTGGATAATAAAACCGTTTACTCCAATTCCTTTTGCGCTCCATAAAGTAGATGAAGCTTTCGAAACGATAAAAGCTCTCTAATCGCAAGACTTCATAGAACTGATCCACAAGTTTGTATCCGCCTTTAATGTCGTGATCCTGCGCATATCGTTCAAGTTCCCATATGCTACCGCCCGCATTTTTCTGCGTATATTCGTTGATTAAAGCCTTTGTTCTTTCGGTTATAGTCAATCCGTAGTCAACATCTTTTTCTGTCCGAATAGCCACATTGCACGCTTTCAAAAGGGCATCTATTACCTGTTCATCAACGCCTTTTCTCTCTATGTAATTTTCATATCCATTTACTGCATTGATTAACTGCTTTGAAGCCAAATAAAAAGCACCTCCGCAAAAGCAGAAGTGCCTTGACCTCTGCCTATAACTGTTTTAGGGTAGCGACTAACTCTATCTGTCAGCCGGTTGTCTTTTAATTGTAATATACCATTTTGTGGCACAATGGGCATTCACACTTGTAGTTATCGCCTTCCCTTTGATCTCCACAATATTCATATTCAGTCTTTTCCGCTTCAAAAACGGTTTTGCAATTCTTACACTCAAACTGTAAAGGCTTTCTTTCGTATCTCAAATCGCCATTTCTAATTATTTTCATTTCCAATACACCTTGAACCCTTTCTTTTTATACTCCTCTATGGCTCTTTTAAGGCTCATATCGTCCTCATACTTTTCATTCAGCATAATCACCACATTACCTTTTTCAATGCCGTATATGTTGCAATTTGCAAGTTTCTTAGCCGTTCCAAGGATAGCTTTTGCCTGCTTGCGGCTCATTTCATAGGTTTGGGTTCCCATATTAACAAACATTTCTCATACCTCACTAATCATTCCTAGCAGCCCTGCACACACGAGTATTGCATCTCCTCGAATATCTAATACGCATTACAGAATCATGTACAAGGTCTTGCATATACCCTCTTTCTAAAATAGTTTTCGATATTCCTCTTGCTTGCTTGATGCTATTGGGTAATGGCATGTTTAAATCTTTTCTAAAGTGCTTAAAGTACGAAAAGAACCATTGTCTTTGTGCATATCTTATATTGTGCCTTATTCTGCTATCTAAGCGCAGACAATGTAATGTTTCTCTAATTCTTCTCATTCCTCATAAACCTCTCAAAATCTTTCCTGCACTTAGGGCATAAGTCAATTTGCTTTGTCTTTGTGCAATAGTATTCGTCCAATATAATACTGTCTATACCGTCTCTACTTATAACCGGTTCTATTCTCCCTTGTTCAATTTCTGCAAATATTTCTCTGAAACGCATAGGTCTTTTTAAATTTACGGTTCTTAGATAAGGGAACATTCGGTCGTACCATATTTTAGGCTTTTCTATTTCAGCACCGCACCTGTCGCAAGTGTGCCATTCTTTTTGATGTTTCATTCTTCCACCAACTTTCTTCCGCAGATAGGGCAAAAATTAATTTTTACGGCTCCTGCAACCTCTTTTCCATCGCTATTGTCGAAAATCATGTTATTTTCAGCTCCAAAAAGAACTAAATTTCCTTTACCATCAATGATTTTCTTTTTATTCCGGCAAAAATCACACATTCTTACGCCCCCCCCAATCATAGCAAAAATCGAACCCTGTCAGATCAAACCATGCCAACCGCTTTCAAATCTGCAATTTCTAATCACGGAAGGGTCTTCTGTTTCCAATTATACCGCTACCATCCATAAGTCTCCCATCGACCGGAACTATTGCAGTAGCACCCGACTAAGTGGAGATAAGGAATTGATATGGCGAGGATTCGAACCTCGCATAAAAGATTTACTTTCTCATAATGTCCCTGAGAAATACTTTCTCTGTATTGCATTTTGCAATAGACATTTCATAGCGTTTACCCATTCCGCCACACATCAACGCCCGATTTCGGGCAAGCGCAGTGTGTAGGATTCGAACCTACAAGGCGAATAAACGCCCGGCCGGATAGCAACCGGCTCCAATTCCATTATGGGAACACTGCAAATGTGTAGTTTCCGTTTTCACCTGCTCCACACTACACTAAGTGCAAGGTTCTTTTAGTCAGCGGTTACCGCCATCTTTTGAATGACAACCGCTCAATCCAGTTACCTGTGCTAAGTTTAACCGGTATATTGATTAGCACCTGCATTTCTGTAATAAACACACTAGGGGTATACTGGCAACATCACCTGTGGGGATTGCAGGAATCGAACCCGCGACAACCCGGATATAAGCCGTGTCTTCTGCCACTGAATTAAATCCCCATAACCGCCATCAGACGGTTAGCAATAATGTTTATCGTGCTATGCCTTGCACTATCCGGTTTACAGCATTTCACCGGCAACTCAATGTTACCATGCAAGCCTATTTCCATGGTTCTACTCCGCATTAAATTATTGCAGAGCAATAGACAAGCATCGTATTTCAGCCAAAACATAGACCGCCTGCAAGCAGACAGCATAATTTGACCGAGTAGGTGGGTGAGGATTTGAACCTCACATAATCGGATTCCGAAAAGGTGTTGTTGCTGATTACGGATGATTTTCCGCCTATCACTTGGCAACACTCTTACCGATCAGCTTCTTTGCTTGCATTTCGTTCTGCCACCACCTAACTTCTTAAGGGGAATTACATTTTCACAGCTCGGACACCGTGGGATAGATGCCCGAACCATGATTGACTGCTATATGGATTGCACGTCTGCAAATTACAAAGCAGATACCGCTCAACACCATATAGTCTTACGCAAAGATGCCGCCCTCTGCGACAAATGCCACCGAACGGTCTCGCACCGTCCTTAACAGAATCGTCCTAGTGGCGAAAGGAGGAACCCAAATGCTTGAATCACTCAACCAAGGGTTCAAGTACATATGAAAAACATACGTGGCTACATGAAACGTCAGCATGTAACCAATTAGGCTACCGGGATTCGAACCCGGGAATGCAGGAATCAAAATCCTGTGCCTTACCGTTTGGCGATAGCCCATCATTTCCAAATGACCATAATATTCATGGCAAAAATCGCGTATGAAAGCAAATACCCCATTGCGTTTGAATTGTCTTTTTGTTTTACCTGTCCTCTCATAAGTCCCAGTATTACGAGGGCATCTGCCGCTGTTGCAATAACTTTCAAAGCCATATCAATATCTCCCATCCTCAAAGCTATGTTCCTGTTTGAACCGCTCCATTTCATTCACGCTCATACCGAAGATCCCGGCAGATGAATCAGAGTCCGTATGTTTGAAATATTCTCCCTGTTGTGGGAACATGAACCGGAACATTGCATAGTTCGCAACGTCACACAGATATTCAAGATTCCCAGTCTCTTCAAACTTGGCAAGATTCATTTTCAAACTTTCGATTGCATCCACATTCCCTGTGGAGAAGTTCATTCTTGCTGGTCCGTATTTGTAATACGACTGTTCAATCAAACCTTTGCGTTTTTCATCAAAAGCTGTGGAATACTCGGTTTTCATCAACTCATTGCTGCAGCTTGCCATTAAACATCACCTTCCGCTCTGTGGTTTGCTCTTTCAATGTCAAACCCTTCTGGGTAACGCGCCTTAAGCTTGTCTACATTCATCTGCATGATCTCATCAAGGCTCCAGCCGAAGGATTCACAAAGCATTGCAAGATACCAGCAAATATATCCTGCCTCTTTCTTGGCATGGTCAATATCAAGCTGCTTCTCATGGAAAATCCACTTTTTAATCATGTCGTTGAACTCTCCAACCTCGCCGGATAACCCCAAACAAGAATTGAAGATGCCGCCAAGGTCATAATCTTGCAACGCAGATGCGATATTGTTCTTTTTGCAAAATTTAAGCAAATCAAGTTTATCCGAAATTCTTTCTGTCGCCTTGCGATCATTTGTCCGCATGGCTAATTTCTGATACTCATTTCCGGTCATATATCATTCTCCTGTCCGAAACACTCTTTTTTGTTTTTAAAAATTTTTGGAAATTTAGTTGCGATTCGCAACGTGAAAGTGAATTGTTATAAATTTATTATAGCCTATTTACGGTGAAAGTCAATGGGTGTGTTGTAAGTGGCTTTTTATTTTTTGAGGTATTTAAGGGACTTAGTAGCCGCCCGGTGGCCTTTCTGCCAGACCCCCTCCCCATCCTTTTCTTGCAAACATGGAAATCTAAAATATTTTCCGTTTTGCTTTGTTGTCATTGTGTGAAAATCAAATTGTTTTAATACAATTCATGTCTTACCCTTGCAACTATTCGCAAAACCTAACTTTTCCGAATAGTTCACGAATAGTTAAAACGCTACACCCCTTGATATTACTGCATTTGCGAATTGTAGAATAATCACACACAATTTAAACCGTGTTATTTGCCACTGCATCCGTGAATTGTGTGTCAATTGCGTGCAATTCTTGGCTCTTTTTCTCGTCCAGCCTTGGCAGCTCCTGCGCTGTGATTGCCCTTCTTTGGGTGGCATTATCGCCAATTCCCGGCTGATTCATGCCGAATTCATTGTTTCCCACAAACATAGTGCCTACAGGGCTGTTGGAGTCATACGCTCTATCGAGGATACAATCCTTACGAGATCGTTGCAATTTTTGCCAAATCTTGAAAGCCAACGAACTTGGTTCTTCTGTGCTCCATATATCCATTGTGTTTGTAGGTATATTACAAAAATAACTGAATGCTACTGTACTTACCAGCTTACTATACACGTTGGAGATATATATATAATAATCACAAAGTTTATATAATACCTCTCTATCGTATCTATTGCAGTTAGTCGGTATAGTTGCATTACCAAGAGGTTTCAAGCTCTTGTCTTTTAGTACCGATGTATCTGGGAATAGATGCATACCAACATACTGCATCACAGCTTTCCACTGTCTCTGTCCAGCTTTCAACAAATCTTCGATGTGAAATTCTATACAAGCGTTGTCTATTAAATCCTGTACAGTTGATGTGTATATTTGTACTGTACCCAGATCCACTATAAGGCTTGTAAGATCTACGCTCTCTACATCCTGCATATATTCACACCTCCAATCCGTTTTATTTCTCTCTGCTTTTGGTATACACTATTTCCGGGTTTAAAGTCAAGCCTTATTTTTTTACGGTGATATTATATACTTACGCCGCGCGCGTATGCGGATATAACTTAAATATAAACCTATAGACTTTAGATACAGTGTATTATTATTAATCTAAAAGATTAAGAAAAAGAGAGAGAAAGAGAAACATAGTTCTGAAAAAGCGACGTCAGACGATTGTGTCGTGTTATGTCAGACGATTGTCAGACGATTTTTACCAAAAACTAATACTATTCTATCATTTTCGGACTTGTCAAAGACTCAATACAACTAGCCTTGTTTATAAAAATTTAAGAAAAGTTTTATAGTTTGTTTACGGTTTTTCGGAGATTTTGTAAGATATGCCCGGACGCGTTGTTGATTTTTGGATATGACAAAAAGAAAAGGCAGCCGAAAAAGCTGCCCTTTGTTAAATATTTACTTACATTTTGCCCGATCTGATGATAGACTATAGATATGTCGCACGGCATGGATGCTTGCCGCTGTGGTTCCACCAGCGATTCCGGTGAACACGGATTGAAACAATAGTCTTTTTAGTAAAAGCAAAACATTTAATTTATGTTTTGCGTCGCGTGCAGTGGATGCTCTGCGCGTGGTATCTGGAGCAATTCCCCGGATACAAGGATTGAAATAATTATATTCTCAGTGAAAGAAAAAGAGTGGGTCAGATTTTTAGTCTTTCCCACTCGATTTCTGTGCCATTAAGCACTGGATAAATAATAATCCTGTTTCTATTCCCACCTTTTACAAGGTGCTATATTATATTACAATGCATTTTCTCACTTGTCAATAACATTTCCTATCCAAAACGCTTCTATTGGAATGTTATTTTTAAACAGAACTATATAATTTTGTTCTAATTTATTTGAATCTAGACTATAATTTCCGGCTGCTTCCCAAGAATAACCGGCTTCTTCTTTGCTGCTTGTTTGCAAAGAGTTGTCTAACATATTCTCTACGAAAGATTTAATTTCTTCTTCTGTGCCATTTTTAACCCATTCTTCAGAAAATTCAAGATACTCACTTTCTTCCTCTATCTTGTAATATTCTATATTTCCATTTTCGTCATAACTTTCGTTATCTAAATATATTCTATTGCAAAATATCCCTTTCATGGCATTTCCCTCCTACATGCTCTTGTTGACTCCACAATCCAACTGTGCTATTATACTTTTGCGGCGCACTTAAACCGTAACATGTGATGTATTGAAATATTTGATTTGTAGAATATTTCAAAAGATAAACCGTAACATGAGATGTTTTGAAATACTCTCTTTATGAGATATTCACGCCGCAGGGGGTTGTATAATACAGCCCCTATTTTTACAAATGCGTTCTACAGCAAGAATTTTCATTGCTGTATATTTCCCACGCTTTTTCCATAACCTTTGATCTGGTCACTTCTTCGCCATTTATCGTAAAAATGTATGATCTTTCCGGATCCATGTCTAAAGTCAAATCGCAAACCTTGTCATAATCCCCTTGCCAATAATCCATCGGCGCAACTTTTAACTCCATTTTTCCACACTGAGAAAACAAAATTAATTGCTTCCATCCTTTCCAGTTGCCGTGTGCGCCAAAAAGCACCTTGTTAATAGCCCTGTCTAATTCATTTTTTGTCATTTCACAATCTTTGATAATCATATATGTTTCCTCTCTTTCTTATGCGTTCTTTCCTGCTCCGTAGCACTCATAAAAGCTATCTACGAGTTTTCCAAGCTGTTCCGGTGTCAGCTCTTCTTTCGGATCATCTGGAATCCACTTATACGATTCCCGGAATGTATCGCCGTTTCTGCCGATCTTGGATGATCTCTTGACCATTTCAAGCTTGTACATCTCGCCAAGTTCTTCAGTTGTAATCAATCCGGTTTTTACAGCTTTCTTTCCCTCTCTGGTTAAGATGCTCATTGCATCCTGTTTCTTTACTACCCCTATTCCTTTGATCTTCATATGTTGTTCTCCTTTCGGCGCTGTGCTGTTTTCTTGATCTGACTATACTATAGCACACATATATCACTTTTGCAAGTGATATTTTATTTTTTTTGCAATTTCTTTTTTAGCTCCAAATCTTCCGGACTCTCTACATATGTAAAGATGTCTTTGGGTTGCATATCCAAAAGTAAGCAAAGATTATTTATACTTTTAGCGTTTATATTGGTATCCTCATTCTTTATTTTTTTGAGTGTTTCTTGGCTCAATAAGCCGCTTGTTTTAGCCATGTAGGAGTTAAAGCCGATACGCTCCAGCGCGTCCCCTACATCAAATCTGTATTTTAGCATTCTGTATCTTCCTTTCCATATAGATTTTCTTAAATCAATCATACTTTTCCTATCAGGAAAAGTCAAGAAAAATATTTCTAAAAAAAGTGATATTTACTATTGACTGTCACTAAATTTAGTGATATGATACAAGCATCAAATGAAGCACAGAAAACAAAAAAGGCGGTCACTCCTACCAAGAACGAACCGCCACCAATCAAAAAAGAAAGGTAGCTATATTATAGCACAGGTAAAAAGAAATGAGAAGAACAAACAGCAAAGAAACAATGGAAGCAATTAAAAACGCAATCATGGAGAGTTACGAAGCAGCAGAGGAATATTACACATATGACAACAAGGAAGCAAAGACAGACTACAACGACATATGCAAAGACATTTTAACGGCTTTTGAGAACGAGAAAGTTAAATATGATTGTCAGTATAGAGCCGGAAGAATTAGTAAATATTCTTTGTTTTGCGACTGGATGGCAGGACTTCCTACAGCTTTCCCTATTTCTGATGATATTTTTCTTGGCTCTGCCGTTGATTGGCTTGCTGATATTTTAGACGAGACAGAAGAGGAAAAAGGCAGATATACAGAGGATAAGGCAGAAGCGACAGCATGTAATCTGCTTTACAGAGAGCTTACAAAACACGCTGCAAAAGCAAAATAATTAATTAGCAAGGTTGGCGCTTCCGGGGTTCGATTCCCCGGCTTGCCATTACTCAAAAATGAGCAAATAAAAGGAAAGAGGTATAAGAAATGGAAGAAAGATATATTTTGCACACGGGAAAAGGTGTGCAGATCGTAACAGAATCGCAAGCAATTAACAACGCGCTAGATCAAGAAAAAAGTGGCGTTATTCCGCGTTACTCATTCCTGGATTATAAAACCGGGGAAAAACTTACACCGCCCGGATGGCTCGTGTGGTCAACTTTTGCGGACGGATGCGGCGTTGTGTACCGCAGATCTGACGGAAAAATGATTATAACAACAGGATTCCAAGGGGATTTTGTTGTAATTTAAGGCGGTACTCTTCCGCCCTATTTCGCGTGTTTGGTGCATCCGTTCCGGTTCGATTCCGGGAGCGCGGACTTATTAACCGATGGTCATATATTGGGACTGCATCGGGTTATATGGCGGCATATTGCCGTCACACGGCGCGCCGCAGCCGTAAATAATCGCGGTTGATCTGCTTTAATGCAGACGCAAGACACGCGGGAAAGCTCGTTTCTACCGTTCTATCATTAAGAGCGGCGGCAAGATCGCAAGCCGTCACTATTGCGGCACTTTGGAGCTTGTGCATCTCCAACAAAAAACAGATTGCACACCGTTCCGCCGGATGCGGGCATATAACGCACATTGACAAATAAACACGATATAAGGAGGTATAAGTGTATGACCTACGATATTAAAGCCGATCACAACGGGAAAGCCGTGCGCCGGGTGGCGTATGGGGACTTGCAAGCGTGGCTGATCGTAAACCAACTATCGCGCGACGGATGCAAAAATATATGCATGAGTGAGCGCAGAACGTCTGGAGGTGGCAAGCATGGCAAAATATGAATATATCGGTAAAAGGGAGATTTTGCGCCGGGTGTCTGCCCTTGGTTATCTGGAAATATCCGGCAAAATGTGCGGCTACTCAAAATTTGAGGGTGTGGAATGGGTGGAGTCTGCAAAAACCAAAATAACCGTCCAGCGTGGCGGCGATTGGTTGCAGATCACGCAAAAGCCGGAACGCATAACACACACTTACAGCCGGTACGATGGGAAAAACTATCTTGACAAGTGGTAAAATGCGGTCTATGCTAGACTATAACTACAGCCGGGCAAGCGTCTTCTGGCGTTTGCCTGTGATCGGCAATACCATCAAATATCATCAATGAATTATCTATATATGGCATAACATATAGTGTATTTGTGTTATTTGCGGAATGCCGCAGATAATTGCACGTTTGTTACACGTTTTTGGAAATCCGTGAAAATGGAATCTCGACCCTAAAACGCTACCCCAGGGGGGGGGTACAAAAAAATTACGAAATATTTTTTGGGGCGCGGGAAAAATTTTCTTTCATCAAAAACCCGCCTAACTGGCGGGTTTTCTTATTTCTTCTCTTTCATTACAATTTCTAAATCAAGCCCCAATGCATCCGCAATCTGCCGCATTTCCTTTTCTGAAAAGTTGTCACGCTTCATTTTTGCTGATAGGTTCTGTTGAGTTGTCCCTATCTTTGTGGCTAACTCTTTAGCTGTCATTTCTTTTTCAACCAATGTTAATCTTAACAATTTAGTAAACATCATACGCCTCCTTTCTTATACAAGAAACAGAATACAACAAATAAAATAATAAATCAACTAAAATGTTGTTGACAACAAATAAATTGTTGTTTATAATACAACTATAAGGTTGTTCAAAACAAACCTAATGTTGTTTTTTCAGAAAGGAGAATAAGCATGAATCAAATAGAACAAACAATTACAAGTGTTGAAGTTTCCGAAATGGTGGAAAAGACACACGCCAACCTATTAAAAGACATTCGGAGATACTGTAAGCAATTAGGAGAAGTAAATATTGACTTCTCCGATTTCTTCAAGGAAAGCACATATTGTACAGAGCAGAAAAAAGAATTGCCTTGTTATGACGTTACTAAGAAAGGATGTGAGTTTATCGCCCATAAGCTGACAGGAGTAAAGGGAACGGCTTTTACCGCTCGCTACATTAACAGATTCCACGACATGGAAGAAACTATAAAGCAACCACAGGCGGCATTGCCGAAAAATGATGACCCATTTGCAGATTGTTACATTGCAAAACAGCAATTGGACGCATCACGCGGAGCGTGGTTCAGAAAAAATAATTGGAAATTAAAAATTATCATGGAACAGTTTGGGTGGACGAGAAAATTTTTATATCACAAGATTCTCGTGGAGCTATCTGACATTTACGACTTAGAACTTGAAGAAAAGTTCTATGTGCAGAGGTTTGGCTATAGACCAGAGTACAAATTGGATTTGTTGGATGGCAGTAAAAGCCTTGCCAGACTTGCGACAGGATATATCAACTATTTATTAACAGAAGAAGGAGACTACTAAAATGGATGAATTTATTAAAATTGTATGTTCAAGTCAGCTTGACAATGAAACCGGAAATGCCTTTGTTGAATACTTCTCACCCTTAACAGAGAAGCTAAAAGGGTTATTAAGTGAAAATTTATATTCAGAGTTCGAGGAACTGCTTTTTAGTTGCTGTGCAAAGAATAATGATTTTTACATGACGGAAGGCGCGAAACTCGCTATAGAAATAATGAAAGGTTCTTACATTCCGAAAGTCTGACACAATTCCGGCGGCGATTCAAACCGCCGGATTTATTTTTGCCCTAGCGCAACGATGTTTTCTTTTGTAAAAATCAAAGACCGCGCAGCATAATCACTTTTACTCAGCTCTTCTATCAGCTTTTCCCTAGTCATTTCCGGATTCGTCCGGTGCACGTACTGTAAGAGTTCCGAAATTTTATCCATTATGCAACCTCCATAAGTTCAATCAATAGTCTGTCTGCTATTTCAAACACTTCTCTTCCGTATGTAGCCAAGAAGTCTGCTACAATTTCCTCGGTGCCAATATCCATGTATACATTATACGAAAGACAAAACGCATGACATAATTCGTGGCATAACACACGATCAAGGAATTTTCCACGTAGATCATCTGCAAGATATATTGTTTTCGTGTCCCTGTCGGTCATTCCTACTGTTCTACTACCATCGCTACGCATTAGCATAGGGTTATGACGCGATACTTTGACCAAATTCCACATTTCATTGTTTATCGTGAACAATTTATCACCTCGCAAACAAAGAGGGCAAAATGCCCTCTCTATTACATTTTCGTGACAAGCGTAGTCAGCTTTGTCTTGGTTAACTGTTTCTCTTCTGGGGACATACCTGAAAACAGTTCGGTCACATCTTCCGAAAGAGATTTCATGTACTTTTCAAGTTCTTTCATCTTTGCGTCCTTATCTTCCGGTGAATTTCCGTTATGCATTTCCTTTGTCTCCATGTAGCTTCTCCGACTCATACCGGCTCTGCCCTCTCTTGCATCGTGAGTACCGGTACTCATGCTATTATTTCCGCTCATAGGCTCTGAATAATACATCTTTCCCATACTCATTCTGTCAAGGTCTCTCATTCGGTCGTATTCCGGCATTCTCTCCCATTCGTGGTAATCTTCCGGCATCTGATGATAATATGGTGGTTCTGCATATCCTCTGCGTGTTCCACGTCCTTTCGGTGCAAATCTTCCGTTTGAGTACCGGTACTCATTATAGTATCTTCTTACCGGATAATCCCCAAATTCTTCCACCATGCGCATGATTTCTTCGTTTTCAGACTTTTTCATGGCTTCAACAATGTTATAGTCCTTGTCAAAGCATACGATGTTCTTTGCAATCTCCGTCCAATCCTTGAGATCATCAAGGTTTTGTCCCTCAAAATTCTCAATCCCGATTCCGTCAACGTGGGCTTTCACGCAATCCATAATCTGTTTCGCAAACTTATGCATAATATCAAGCCTCCCTTACTGCAATCAAATTACTGTTCTGCACTTCGATAGCCTGTGTGGACGTATTCTGCACCGCTACCGTACTGCAGCAACCGCAAGGCACATCAACGTATGCTTGTGCTGATACATTAAAGAAATTCTCAACTGCCGCAGGGGTTACGATCATCTTTGTTGACTGCAAAGGCTCTCCATCAACCGCGATTGCAAGCGAAATCTCGCCTACTGTTCCACCTGTCGGAATCTGAATGTTGCCGGAATACGATACCAAAAATCTAGCCTTGCACTGATTGGTGATACCTCTTAACTTGATAATTCCACTTCCCTGTCTGTGTACGATACATTTTGTTCCATTTACTGCTGTTTCTGTGAATGCAACATCTTCTCCAGCAGCAACGGTTTGTAATGCAATTCCTGTTACTTCCATTATTTTTACCTCTCTTTCATAAAAATAAGGGCAAACATTATAGTCTGCCCTTTGGTTATAAGTAATACTGCATAGCAGACATGATCGAGTTAAACTCAATTAAGATACTCAATTATTCAGTTTTAGCATCCACATCCGGTGTTGCATCCGCATCCATATGCATAAGCATTTGGGTTAGGTACGACATATGCCGGAATAGCAGACGGATTTACTGCATTGATAATCTGCTGTGTCTGAGCTGCCATCTGAGTTGTAAGCAGTGCGCTCTGACGATCCTGTGAAGCTGCTCTGCGAAGGTCGCTATTTTCTGCCTGTAAGCTAGAGATTTTTTCATTGCAGAGATAATCGAGAATAGCGCGTGTTCCTGCGTTCTGGCTGTCGATAATGTCTCTTGTGTTGCTGTTCATGGTGTTCTGCAACGCGCAAGTGTTAGTTGCCATGTTGTAGTTTACGCCCTGAATAGCTTCTCTCGTTTCACAGCAGCAGTTAGCGATCTGTGCCTGTAATGCATTTGTATTCTGCATATTAGCGACTGTATCAGCGTTGATAGCCTGCTGAATGCCGAAACCTGTTTGTAAAATGTTTGTGTTGATTCCGTTCATGCCGTTTTGTACTGCATAGAATCCGTCACAAAGACCATTTGAAATGCCATCAAGCTTTGACACAACTGCTTGGTTGTCGAATCCGCGCTGAATTTCGCTTCCGACACCACCATTCATTCCGTTTCCTCCGAATCCGTTACCGAATCCACCCCATCCAAAGATGGCAAAGATAACGATGATGAACCATAACCATGATCCTTCTGCGCCCCATCCGTTGTTATTTCCGTTTCCGTCAATGTTCGCGACAAGCGGAACAGATGCACAATTACCTGTGTTAAACATAGAATTTACCTCCATAATTCATTTTTATATACATAATCTTGCAAGAATTAGTATCACATTCCTAATTGGCTTTTAAACGACTCAAAAGCCTTATCTGCGTCAATTCCCTTTTCTTTGCACAAATTCCTAGCCATCTGCTCGATGCCCTTGGAATCTCCATTTTGAGCCATCTGCATAGCATTGCGAGCCATTGGGTTGCTCATTACGCTGTTGTTCCCCATCATTTGTTGTAAAAACTGCTGTGGGTTTCTCATTCCCTGTAACATCTGCATAGGATTCATTAAGACTCACTCTCCTTTTGTGTTCGTGAAGATTTTCTTTGCGTTTGCGAAGATAACTTATCTTCCAACTCTTCCATCTTTCCAAACAAACAATCTAATTTGTCAGTAATAGCCTTTGTCGCATCGTCAGACAGCCCTATTTCAATTCTTTTATCATCGCTTGAAGAATCTGCCATCTGCTCATTAAAAGGCTTATAAACGGTCTTTCTGATTGTTCCATTGGCATCCCATTGTTTTGCTACGATTTCGCTCATGTCCTGCATCGGGAAAAACGCAACGCTTCCATCCATAGGTACGTCATTCGCCATGATTGCTGATTCCGACTGCACAACCTTTCCCTGGATTCCAAGAAACTGCGGTTGCATCTGCGGAATCTGTGGCTCTGGCTGTTGAAACCTCTGCATTGGGTTGTACTGATAAGCGGCATAGCTTGGGTTTGGGTTAAATGCCATATTCTGATTTTGCATCTGATACATTCTCTTCCTCCAATACTTCCTTGATTGCGTGAATCATTGCTGACTGATACACAAGCGGAACCTTTGACACATCTTCTCTTATTAAGATTTTTTCAAGAATTTCATCTGTAAATAACATTCCGCATCCCTCCTATGCTTATATTTTTGCATAAAAAAATACAGTTCTTCCGCAAAAAATAAGCAGAAAAACCGCATAAAAAAAGAACGCCCAAAGCGTTCCAAGTCTACCATTTTCAGAAAAGAATCTAAAGCACTTGTGCAGACTCCTTTCTTTTGTGTTCAGTTTTTTGAGTACCATTTTGAGTACCAAAGTTTTTTAAGACGCCGCAAACACAGTATTTATGCGACTTTTAAAACAGTCCGTACGGGAATCGAACCCTAAAGTAATTGCCTTGAAATGGCTTAAAATAGCCATTCTTTCAATTTTTCTTTGAGTACCTTTGAGTACGAGGGACTCATAATGCTTCGATTAAGCCGAGTTCCTGTCTCTTTTCCTCAATTCCGGTACGATCAAAATAATAATGATCTTTTGTGCAACTAATGTCTGTATGCCCCATAGTATCAAGGATTGTGGACTCTTTCACTTTTCCGTCGAGCAAGATGCTTCCGTATGTCTTTCGGATTTTGTGCGGAGATTTCACTTTCATTCGCAGTTCATGTTCGCAGATATACCGCAAACGTTCACGAAAGTTGTATGATTTCAGCCGTTCTCCGTTTCTCTCGAATAGATATTCCCCGAAGGGATTTCTCTTTCGTACTTCATCAAGAATCCATTTGTACTTATCCGGCAATATGGCAAATCGCAATCCGGCTTCTGATTTTGGAAAGCCTTTAACATCATAGCGAAAACCATCATCATCACGGTAACGAGTCTCTGTAGAATTGATCGCAACTGTGTAGTTTTCAACATCTTTCCGCTTTAATGCCGACAATTCCCCGACACGTACCCCTGTCTTAAACATGAATAGCAATCCAAGGTTCACGATATCCAAGTGATTCCTTAAGTACATCTCCATGCGTTCCTTTTCATCCGGCATATATACTTGGTCTTTTGCCTGCCGGACTACGTGCTTAAACGCTTTTGGCGATATATCCATATCTTTCAGCGTGTATGTAATGGAAAACTTAACATACTTCTTCCGCTTGGCATACTTAAAGATTCCATAAATCAGCGTCCGGAAGTTTGAGAATGCCTTGGAAGTCATGTCAAAATCATGAATGCTGTTTCGTATAAACGTTTCAAGATCGCATTCGTCTACACTTTTGATTCTATTATCCTTGATTCCATCAAAGTATCTCTGAAAGTCCATTAAGTATCTGTCGTAGGTTGCCCTGCTGATTTCCTCAAGTTCCAGCTTTTGTGAAATCCAACGGTTGAAGATTTCCTCTACTGTTGGATCATCTTCTCTCTCTTTCCAATAATCAATGATTTTCTGCTCGACCGCTTCTCTGCGCTTTGCCTTGATTTTACGTCTGCCTTTTGCTTCATCCGGCAGATATGAGTACCAGTTCTCATCCTTTCCTTGATAGATTTTATAGGGATTTTTGTTGAGTAATTTTTCTCTCTTTTGCATAGTGACTTGTTTCTGCACAAGTGCTATGTCGAGAATACCACTATCAACGGCATATTTCAACAGTTCTTTTTCATCCAATCAAATACCCCCGTTCTTTCTATTTTATCTTTTATATCTCTCACTCTGTACTCTATCGTTCTTAGTGATAGATTTTCTTTTGTGGATATTTGCTTTTGTGAAAAACCACGGCAAAGAAGAGAGAAAATCCTCTCTTCCTCTTCCGTGAAATTGGCATTTTCTTTGATTTGTTCAAGTTCTGGCTTAATGAATTTTGTAAATTTCATAAGCCATTTCTCCTTATTTTATTGATTGATATTTGAGTTTTTAATGTTGGAAATCTGATAATAATTGATAACTATTGATTTCTCCATATTTCTTCATCAAGAATATATCGTCTGATAAATCTATCTGCGTACTGTGGGTGTATCATTGACCTTGCTGTTTTAATATTACTTGCTCCAGTAACACAATAATCATTCATTGTTCGATGCTCCCATTTAGTGTGTATTCCAACATATCTAATTGGCTCAAAAACAAGATTGTTCTGTGGTTCACAATTCAAAAACCAATACTGTGTAGGCTTTTTAAAGTAATCTCCGCTATCTCTTCTATCTCTGTCAATTATTGCCGGGGAATAACACCAATATCTCCTTAAAAAATGCTCTTCTGAATAAGGATTTTCCATCACCAATTTCAATCCTTTTCTCGTGCAAATAATAAACATTTTGTTTACCAAATCATACATAAATGAAACTTCTTTAAGCAAATTCATATCAAATTCGAATTTTTCTTCTAAAGACCATTTTTTCTGACTTGCCGACTGTCCTCTAAACCACAGCATTATCTGATTTTCAAACCTTATGCAAGGGAAAAATGCAAATATCAAATCATCAGGGCTTATCTTATCAAACAAACTTGGCTCGCCTTGATACCCCCCTTCTATCTCTTTAAAAAGGTCAGTAACATAGTCGGTTTCATTAAATTCATTCTGAATATCATAGTCGTAGGCTTCAATTCCATATTTCTTGAAAGCGTTCTTGAATGTTCCTGACTGTTCAAATAAACAATGTACTTTCATTCTAAATCTACCAAAAGGAAACCTCGGTTTTATGTGCGCACAACCTATTCCTTTCTTTGATTTTTAGTTAATTACTGCGGCTTTCTGCCTGTCTGAAAATACTCGTCATAAGCGTCAACCGTATCGCGTATTTCAACCATAGCCATATCAAGTGTTACATCTTTTTTATCCAAGGCTCTTTCTGCATAATCTTTAATTCTCATCATTAAAGCCTGTGCTATTACTATCTCTACATTGTCACTCATTCTGAATCACTCGCTTTCTTTTCTCTTAAAATCCTCACAAGGCACATCAAGCAAACAACCGCATTTTTCGGTTTCCATCCCTCCCCAATATGTCTTGTATCTGTAAGAGTTTTCGCATTTAAAGCAGAAATCCTTACCACTATTCAGCTTGCAACTCGTCTTTTTATCCTCTAACTTTTTCCCAAGGCTTTCATTTATCCTTTTGAGTTCCTCGATCTTTTTTTGCAATTCCTCAAAATCTTCAATGAGTTTGTTGTATTTCTTCTTGCTTAAAATCTTCATTCTGCTTCGCTCCTTTCAGCTTTTCTGCTATCTGCTTTACTTGTCTTATGGCATTTTCCCAAGTTGCGCCCTCGGTTGGTAATCCGCTTGACATAGCCATCCCGGAAAAACGTTCAGTGATGTTAGCAGTCAAATCATCAACAGCCTTGTTGTAACCCAGCTTAAACATATTTACATCTTCGATAGTCAGATTTTCAAATGAATCAACTATTGTCTTAGTGACTACGTTCACGAGCTTCTTGACATAATCCTGAACTTCAATATCAATAGTTTCAATCTTCATCGCTTTCACCCACTTTCAATAAATCCATAAACCTTTAAGTTGCAACCTCGGTTTACCGAGGATTCGTTATTCTTTTCTTTCTTCTAAAATTTCATCCAAGCAAGCATTCCAACCCACCCGACTTATTGATACGCTGAAATCTTCATAACCGGATTTTAAATCAGGTATCTTCTCTGGCAACTCACGGAGCGGGCACCAATCCGGCTTTTCTCCGTCTGGCAAAAGTTTTCCTGTCGCACAACACAGATATTCGTCATCATTCTCTGTCTCATAGCACAATGTGCATTTCTGGCATACCTGTTCCGGCATGTCCATAACTAAAACCGCTTTAGCCATACAATCACCCTTTCCTTTTCTTCTTAGGCTTAAACTTAAAAACATCATTCTTCTGACGGCTTACCATGCTACGATAGCCGTTCATTTTACTAGCTTTGCTCTTACTCATACCTCACACTCCTTCCGGCTTCTCGCATCGTTCAAACTCGATAACCCACACCCAAGGGTTTGCATCCCAACCGTAACGATCAATGTCGGATTTTTTAATGGTGCTGTTCCAAATCCCTATAAACGATGTAATTGTCATGTTTTCATCAAGTCCTCCATTTGTGTGGATATACTTATCTGCTCCTTCTGCCAACGCACTTTCTGCGCTGATCTCCTGCAACCGGATGATTCTTGTCTGCCCGAAACCGAATTTGTCATGCAAAATTATGTACCCAATCACGACAAAATCTTTGTATGATTTCGCTATAACCTTATCCGCATTTCTCTTTTCAAAATCATTTCGCCCGATAATCCGCATTTCCTGTTTTGTGTAAAATGTTGGCTTTTTATTTCGTCTCAAAGCGTTGCTCATTTCTTTGCTTTCTCCTTTCTGTATGTGATTTCCAACCATGCAAAATGACTCAATACAAGCTGTCTTGCGCGCTCTTCAATCTCCATTCCTTTGTATTTGTTTATCAATGATTCTCCGGCTTTTACAACTTCATCCCACCAAGAATCAGCGTTGTCGGGTGAATAGTATTTCTGAATGAATTGCCAATAATCCATAAATACTTGCCATTCTTCCGAACCCTTTTCGATTTTTGCACTTGCCATAGCTGCTACCTCTAAAACGGACAATTGCCATTGTATGGCTTGAATCCGTCCCCACGTTCTTTCTTTTTTATTTCCGCAACAACATCATCAAGCGGTTTTTCGATTTCAACGAATTTCATATTTTCGCCGATAAACTGTAATGCTTCTTTCATAAGTTCGCCCTGCCGTTGCTTTGCAACTTTCAACCCTTTATATTCTCCGCTTTCATCCAGATTCCATAAAAAGAAAATATTCGATGCGTCCTGCTCAATATCTCCGGATTCCCTCAACTCTGACATTGTAGGCTCTTTGGTATCTCTACCCTCTGAAACTCTGTTCAACTGCGAAAGTGCGATAACCGGAACATTTAGCTCCATTGCAAGCGCCTTTAATGATTTTGAAATATCTCCGACTTCTGATGATCTGTTGCCATACTTTCGCTCTGCTTTAATCAACTGCAAGTAGTCAATAATGATTGCATCAAACTGCCGGTAGCGGCTCTCTGCCTTGATTTCTCCTACGGATTTTGAACCTGTGGAAATAATCACATCATAATCACACATTTCATCGTTTGCCTTGTCGAATTTTTCTTTTTCATCTCCAAGGAACGCTTTTGCCCTCCGGACGCGCGTTAGGCTTATTTCAGACAACCTTGAAACGAAACGTTCGTAAACCTGTCCTTCTTTCATCTCGAGGTTGAAATATCCAACTTGGAGTCCTTTTTCTGCCATTTGTCCGATCATCTGCGTTACAAATGCGGATTTTCCAATTCCCGGTCTTGCACCGATAACAGTCACGTCTCCGCCCTCTAAACTTCCGATACAATCATCCAATTGATCGAACCCTGTTTTTACGCCGCCCTCTCCAACGTGTTCGTTGAAATATTTTTCCTTGTTTTCCTCAACGATCTGCTTTAATGATTTTGACCGAACTTTCATGTTCTTCTGCAATTCTTCCAACCTTGAAATGCTTTCAGAAATAGTCTTGTCAATGTCTCCCGGCCTCAATGAAACTCTCTGATAAAGACTTTTGACCTCTCTTGCCTTGAAATCATTCATCACGACTTTGGCATAAGCAGGAGCCTCAACCGATGTCGGAGAAGATTGTAAACAAGACATAACGACTCGTTTATATTCATCCTCGCTGTACTTTGGATTCGTCAATGACTGCGCAAGGGAAAGAACCGTTATTTCTTCGCAATTATCTCTCATTGCAAGCATTTTTATGAAAATGTCCTGTCCTATATCATCGGAGAACATATATGGCTTAATGTCCGGAATCCTGTCGAGAGAATCAGAAGATATAAGCACGCAACCGATAAGCCCCTGTTCTGCTTCTGTCAACTGTCATCACCTCGTTTCTCCGCAATCTGCAACCAGTAATCGCAATCATTTTTCAGCCAATCAACATATTTTGGAATGTACCGAAAATCCGTATCGTCTGGGTTCTTTTCTTGATAGTCACTCAAATATGCTTCTGTGGCTTTGTATAACAGCCGTGCAATGTCCGGTTGGTTCTCTTCGATAACTTCTAGCACTTTATCCATCCAAGCTGTTTTAGAGGTACTGTACGCTGTTTTCTTGGGGTATATACTAAAAGTCTTTTTCCACGCATCGTCAAAATCAAACAAATCTCCGGAATCGGGCGACAGCGAATTTTCTTTTATATTTTCTTTCTCTTTATCTTCTTCTTTTTCTTCTTCTTTATCTGAAACAGCGACGTCAGACGATTTATCGAGCGATTTTTGCTCAATTAGGTTCTTCTGCTTCTTTCTTCGGTTCTGCTGATATAGCCTGTCACGTTCTTTTTTCTTCTCATAAGCGTCAAGTGTTTGATGCTTATTCCAATTCGGAATCGTTATCACATTGTCAACAACTTCAATCATTCCAAATTCTTCAAAGGTCTTAAGCGCAAGCCTTACCGTGTTCAAATCTCTGCGGAAAATGGTGGCAAGCATTTCATCCGTGAACGGTAACTTGTTGCTCATCATAAACACACCGTTGTTATTCTGTTTCCCTGCGAGAATGAGAAGTTTGAACCAAATCGTAATGATGCTATCTGCACTCGGCATACTCTCAATCAGCAGAATCTTTTCATCATCAAATACATCTGTTGTGATCTTAATCCACTTGACTTCTGCCATTTAATCACTCTCCTCATATGTATTTTCAGAAATCAAAGCCATAAACTTCTCATACTGTTTTTCAGAAACTTTGTTACCCTGTTTCTCCGGCTTTAAGCGGATTTCAAGGTGCTTTTCAGCGATATGCGATAATTCCTTGGCAAGACTCTTTTTGCCCTGTTTAATGCCGTCATAGTAACCTTTTGCCGGTTTAAATTCGTTTATCTTTTCTTTTCCTGCGCCTTGACCGCCAGCCGTTTTGTTGTAACGGCATTGATAACCTTTCTTTGTATATTCCAAAATCCAATATTGTTCCATTTCATCAAGCTTCTCTCTCGGATAATGGATAAAATCCAATTTCCACCCATACGGATTTTCTTCACTATAAAATCCTCTTTTTTTAATCGAAAGATCTATGTGCTGAAAACCGGATAAATGTGAAATATTTCTCTCTAGGCAGTCAACGCTCTGACCGATATAAAAGTAAGATATACCGTTTTCATCAGTCCTCGTGTAGAAATAAATTCCGCTCTGATTTTTCATTTCAGGACAAACGCTTAATATACGTTTCTCGTTGTTCTTTTTTATTGCATATAGCTGCTTATAATTTACATTCGGCATTTTCTTCTACCTCTCAATGGCGTTGTTAATATCTCTTCAATAGTCCAACCCATATCCTTTCTGTGTAATAAGCAATGTGCATTTATACCTACTATTTCAGCCCACTCAACAACCCTATGGGTTTGTCCGTTGTGCTCCCAAACAGGCGAACCCGATAAATCTTTACATTTTTTACTGCAATAAACCGCGTCATTGTAATGACCACCTCTTTTGGCGTTAAATGATTTATTGCAAATAGGACATATTTTCATATAGTCTTTTGTGTTTGGATGCTCTCTGTAATAAAGAATCCTTCCGCAGTGATTACTACATGTTTTTTGCCCATTTCTCTGCTTTTTCACAAATTGCTTTCCGCAAACAGGACATTTTAAAAATTTTTCCTCTAAAGGAATGCTATTTCTTTTGTTTTTAGCTTGTTCTGCATTTGTTACAAACCTGCAATTGCTAGGCTCGTAATTCCCATTAACATCAATTCTGTCAATGGTTAAAATGTTCAATCCCTTATCCGTCTTTTCTTCTTTGTACCCGTTTGCGATCGCCCAATCGTGGAAACTTAGAAAATCATTCTTCCATTCATCACACATTACAATCCCTCTTCCGCCGTAATTTTTATAGTCGCGAGAAGTTTTGCAATAGCAACGATATTTAATACTTTTCCACAGAGGGTACAATCTACCGCATTTATTTGATAATCCGTGTTTATATCCCATCCAATCACTTCCTCTCCAATGGCTCCATGCTCATTTGAGCCACAAACTTTCCGTAACTCATACCGGAAGCGCGTGCCATATGATTCACAGCCTTGATTGCATCATCCTTTTTCTTTGGCTTTCTCAAGCGTTCTTTAACGTCAATACTAATGCAGTCTTGGCAATCAAACTTATTTTCATCTATCGTCATAAACAGTCTGCCACATTTCGGGCATATTCTTGTATACACAATTCTTCCAGCCTTTTTAAAATTCTTAAACTGTGCGTATCTTTTTGCACATTTGGGTCTGCAGTATTTTTGATCTGGTCGCTTCGGCTCAAATTCAGCCATACAGTATTCGCATAATTTCAATTTTTACCTCCAATCTTTTGTAAGGGCGGCACGTTAAACGCACCGCCAAAACATGGCTTTCAATAAGGTTTGTGATAACTATTCGCCAAACAAGATAGTTTCTTTTAGGCTTTCGCCAAGGTGTTTCAACCTAATTATTCTTTTTCAAGTTCCGCTTTGATGGTCTCAAGTTTTTTCTCTTCATATTCAAGACGTACTCGGCAACTCTCAACAATAGTGCTCTGCCTGCTAATAAGCATTTCAACAGCTTTTTTCTTGTCTTTCTCCGTCAGAATGACCGTATCCCTGTTGCAACCGCTTAACACACCAATTTCGTCCTTGCGGATTCTCTGTCCTTTATATTCAAATTCCGATTCTTCAGTAATGATATACGTTTTTGGCTTTTCTTCTACGTCTACTTCTCTACAAGAAAATTTATCGCCCCAAAATCTGTAAATGTATAATTTCATCTTTTCTCCTTTCAGAACGGACAAAGGTTCATATCAACCTCTAACCCTTTGTCTGCAACATAAACATTTGCTCCATATTCAATTTTTTCTTTCGTTCGTTGTAGGAATAACGCGGGATCTCCGCTTGTGTCCGATAAGTGTATTAAAACGACATTTCGTAAAGCTGGGTTGTCGTTCGTCTGAATAAATTTAAGTGCCGTATCAAGGCTCATATGCCCTCGTAGGCGGTGTTCATAATTTGGCGTATTCCGGTCTACCAAGTCCATGCTATAATTGGCTTCGACCATGATATGCTCAACCTTTATGCCGGAAAAGTCATATCTGCAATATTCCAAGTCGGTCAAGAATAACAGCTTTCCCATTTCCTCATGCTCGATTAAATAGCCATAACACTCGATTTCTGTATCATGCGGTACATTGAAGGGTGTTACTGTAAAACTGCCGATTTGCCTTGGTCTGCGCGGTGGAATGGCTATTGTACGCTCTCCTGTAATGGTTTCAAGTGCGGTCTGTGTTTCAAATGCCGTATAAACCGGAATGCCGGATTTCATAAAATCTTTTATGTATCGTGCATGGTCTCCATGTTCGTGGCTTACAATGCATCCGGAAATATTTGCTATTTTCCAATCAATCATTTTCTTAAAATCAAGAAATTTGCATCCTGCTTCGATTGCAAGAATCTCGCCACTGCTGCTGATTAAAGCGTAACTGTTGCCTGCCGATGATGAACCGCAACATCGCATAAGCATTTAAACCACCTCACTTTCCTTAATACTTAATATTCATATTTCCGTGTTCGTTTACCCAATCAATAGCTTCTGCGTATGTCACACCATTGTTTTTCAAGATGTAAAGTAGATTATGGAATTTAGGGTGTGTTTCTTTCAGCCTTAAAAATCTGCTTTCTTTCTCTAAGTGGCATCCGAATCCGCACAGTACACAGCCTGTTCTTTGGCATCCTGTTGTTTTCAGCAATGGTCTTTCTTTGTCAAAAATCCCAAAATCCGCAAATGACATCTGATTTTCGCATTGTCCCATAGCTTCATAATCTGTGACTACTTCACCATAAACGGAACATATCGCTCCACATTCTTTAAAAGGATAAAGTGCTGTTGCCCCTGTTGTGCGGTAAACAACTTTGTTTCCATATCTCATCACTTTTCTGTAATATGCGTCAGACGACATACTTCTTGCATTTTCTTTGATGTAAAGCAACACATCCTGTTCCGTCCAAAAGCTCATAGGGTTGCTATGCGGTCTTGTTACATTAAAAGCATTACAGCCGTCCTGTAGCCATTTCTGTGTACGCATAACGCTTTCACTTGCCATAGTCGCTATAATCGGCTTTCTGCCTGTTTTCTTTTCGTAATCGTGCGCAGGCTTTTTCTTCATAATGTCACAACATAAGTCACTTATTTCAAATGGTGCATCAAGAAAGAACTTATATTTTTCTTGATTAAACTGACTATAATTGCCTTTACTATCTGTAAGTTCTCCATTCAGTCTGCGTAACCTATATTCTGAACCGCTAGGGATAACACCCATCTGCAAACTCTTGTACTGTTCGTTCTGCTTGTTTATTCTCCTGTCTATTCCTAACAGGTCTGCCATATAGCAAGCATACGGAATTGTCTGCCTGTCTGTCTGTCTGTCTGTCTGTCTGTCTGTCTGTCTGTTAAGATTGTGTTTTTAGATTTTTGACTGTCAAGGTATTTAACATACTTTCTCGCACCACTTACGCAATTTGACACTTCCTTACTAATCATCGGAAATCCATACTTTTCGCAAACCTGTGCAAATGAAATCTTTGGCTTCAAAATCACAAGGTTATCAAAAGTCTTGGCAAACTCCTTTAACTCTGGATATTGTGTTGGAACATCTACAAACACAAAAGGAATATTTTTATATCCGCAAACTTCTCTGATTATGTGTGCCAAAACCGTGCTATCCTTGCCACCGCTAAATGACAGATATACTCCATCTTCACCAAATTCGTTTACCCATTCATTTATTCTACGTGCAGTCATGCTTATTTTTGCAGAAAGCGGAAGTGACTGCATCTGATATAAGTCTGACATTGTATGTTTTCCCATACCCTACTCCAATTCTTCCTCTGCCGGAAAGTGGAAATATCCATTCAGATTGTTAAATTCCACACGTTCGCAAGTATCCTTAACTACCACAGTTCCAAAGCCGCCTTTCATAGCAGCCTTTAGCGTTTCATTGAAATCATCTGGAATATCCGCATTTGTGATAAATTTGCCTGCATATGCAACTCTAAGCATTTCCATGGCTTTCTTTGCTTTTTCTTCGGTGGAATAATCTGCAACATCTACTGAATCATCATATCCACATATCTGCATCCTCACATAAACGCGCCCATTTATACATCCTTCATATACAGAAACCCAAGCGTTATCATACGGGAAATCCTTTGTCCCGTCCTGCGATATAACTCTCATAGAAAACCTCCCTAATCTTTCATAAAGTCCGGTACATTCTCGTCATTCTCAACGACTTTCTCCGGCTCAACTGCTGCACTTTCGGTTGAACAAGGTTCCGCCGTAACAAATGGCTCACTGTTGGCGTTCTCCGTAATATCAAGCTTGACTTGCTCTTGTAAATCTTCCATCGGATATTCCTTGAAATCGCCATCCTCGATTTCTTCCTTGGTATAAAGTCCCATTGTCAGCTCCGGGCAATTAAGGCTAGAGAAGAATGATGCCGCTCTGTAACGAAGCATTAACTGCGGCATTGTTTTCCACTTGCTACCGTTCTTCTTCGTCCAACCTTCATCATCTGCCATCTGCATATTAACTTCCATGCCCTCAATTCTTCGACCATTTTTCATAGTCCACGCAGTGCAAGAATAAGGTTTTCCGTTCTTGTCCTTGGTTTCGTCGTACTGCAACTCCATGTCGAATTTGTTGCTGGCGTTGATAGACGCGATCAAAAACTTACTGCTCCAGCTTGGCTTGCCCTGTATCAGAAAAAGGTTCTGCATAACCATAAGTGGGCTGATGCACATTCTCTGCGCCTGCTCAATGGCAATCAAACAGTTAGATGGATTTTTCTGATACGTCTGCGGAACTATTGTTGACTCGGCTAACGCCTTTGCCATCTGCATAGCCATGATGAAATTGTCGGATGTTCCGAAAATTCCAAGGCTGTAATCGGTAACCTTGTTATTGTGTGTTGCAACCTCTGTCTTTTCTTCTGCCTTTACTAATTCTGTGTTCTCTGCCATAATTATTTTTCCTCGCTTTCTTTCCTTATTGCTTTTCTAAATGCTCCATTTTTAAGGAATTTCAAAACAAGATTGAGTTGCATATTCTTGAAAACCTCTATGTGCTTTGTACTGTGATACCACATTACCCATTCCTGTTTCAAAAGTTCCTCAATTCTTGTAATCTGCTCACCCTCTGCGAATTTTCGCTGACTCAAAAGATATTCCCTGTGTTTTTGAATGTTCTCGCATTTTGCGCACTCTTCGGAAGAATACCTTGAACAATGCTTTCCATTAAGGTTTACAGACAATGCACAATATCTACATGGATTAACTCTCATCGTCACCACCGCTTTCCGGTTCATCACACTTCTTCACAACTGCCACCTTATCAGCGCCGTAGGTATCCACCCACTTCATATCAACTGCTTCATCCGTAACAGTCAACTTTGCACCCTTGGCATTTACAACCGTGTCACCGGCTTTCAAAGAATCCTCGGTGCGGTACACGTAACTTCTTGCGCTGTTCGGGAATTTTGCTTTGATATAATTCATTCTGGCACCTCCACAATCTCTCCATTTTCAATCGTATACCAAGTATCCGGCTTAATATTATCGCCGTCTACCTGCACCATCTTTGCTCCGTTAAGGGTCCATGCACTTTGGTTATTTCTGTCATATTCCGGGTAATCTTCTGAACCAGTGTATTCCCAGTCTGCAAAAACAAGAAACGAGCCAATAACACCCTTTGCTTTTGATTTGTAGCCCCAAGCAACAGATACTGCGTCCTTGTCTTCTGCCGAGGATGCTCCTTTGTATCCGGTTGCCGAGGATGCTCCACAGTTGCCGGTTGCCGAGGATGCTCCGTAGTCTCCGGTTGCCGAGGATGCTCCTTTGTATCCGGTTGCCGAGGATGCTCCGTAGTCTCCGGTTGCCGAGGATGCTCCACAGTTGCCGGTTGCCGAGGATGCTCCACAGTTGCCAGTTGCCGAGGATGCTCCGTAGTCTCCGGTTGCCGAGGATGCTCCTTTGTATCCGGTTGCCGAGGATGCTCCGTAGTCTCCGGTTGCCGAGGATGCTCCGTAGTCTCCGGTTGCCGAGGATGCTCCTTTGTATCCGGTTGCCGAGGATGCTCCTTTGTATCCGGTTGCCGAGGATGCTCCACAGTCTCCGGTTGCCGAGGATGCTCCGTGCTTTTCATCGCTTTCAGCGTCCTTGTTTACACGTTTTACCGTATATTCGATTGCAGCTTTAACAAGACCCGCAATACTGATTTCTGCTCCAATTTTAATTTTTGTAGATGCTACCTTAGTATCCTCATTATGTTTCTGGATTTCTCCTCTCTGCTCTACCTCGTGGTATACGCTTTCATTTGGAGAATAATAATTCAAGCAATCAAGCGGATACTCGCAGGCGTGAAATCCATGATCGCAAACTTCTACGCTTTCTTCCTCGTATTCCTTTCCCTCTTCGTACTGAAAGCCACGACAAGTCATATCTTTATTAAATCCTTTGTATGTTTTAATACTCTCTACCATATAAACGACCTCTCTTTCCTTTATTTTTTTGCGTCTCTCTCACAATACGGAAGAGAACAATGTCCGGGTTCCGCAAAACCAAAGAATCCTCTCTTACTTGCACTCTTCCAACGCTTGCATGACATACACCGTGCATCCGGTTGAGTGGCATTGTTTCCGATTCCTATTCTCGACATTTACACTCCCTCGACTTTCAACTGCTTGTCCTCGGAAACGCTCAAAAGAATTAACTGCTCATCCATATCCGGCACATTGAACTCATTCAGCGATTCTGCGTTATCAACAAAAATAGGCACGCTCACGCCGTATAACTCGCTCAATGAGCGGATAATATCAAGTCCGGCTACAATTCTGTGACCACTGTTCAAGGTCGAATACGGTACACCATTTACGGTACACTCACAGCAGTCTTTCATACCGCCATTTAACTGCATTTCAAAGAGTTTGAAATTTACGGTCTTGAAATGGCTATTAATGGATTCAGAAACCCTATTCAGCTTGAAACGAATAAACTCTTCCAAGAGGTAAAGCATCTGCTCTTGGTCTGCAACTTTCTGCCCGATTTCTTTCTGCTCGTCACGAAGCGTTTCGATACGATCATCAATCGCCACATTGTTAGCAGCCTGCGCAATAACCTTGTTCACTTCATCAAGCTGTGCCTGCAGATTGGTTTTCTCGACTTTCAAATCAGTAACAACCTTGTCTGCGCCCTCTGATTCAAGCTTTGCAATATCAGCAAGAATCTTGTCATGCTCTGTTTTCAGCTTCACATACTCTTCATTCTGCGAATAATCAGCTTCTGCCGGGATCTCGGATAACTGCTTTGCATAATCATTCTGCTTTGCAAGTGCCTTGGATTCCTGCTCTTTGAGTGCCACAATATCTTCCTGCAACTTGGCGTTTTCCTTTGTCAATCGCTTAATATCATCCTTGCAAGCGTTGCCCTTGTCAATCAGACCTTTAAGTTTTGCGCCCTTTGCATCATCAAATGCTTTGCGTGCATCCTCTAACTGCTTGGCGGCACGTGCCTTGGCATCTGCCTTTTTCTGCTCAAAATCAGCCTTAAGAGACTCAATCTTATCCTGCGGCAACTTCTGACCGCACAGTGAACAAACAGTGCTATTTTCATCAAATACCCACTTGGATTCGTCAAAGAGATATGGCATTTCATCAAATGCCTTGGAAAATTCTGCATTGTATTCAACACCAAGATTTTTCCGCTCTGCATCTGTATCGGAAATTGTCTTCTCATTTGCCTTGATCTGATTTTCCGCAGACTGAATCTGATTATGTAAGTCATTGAACTCTCGTGTTGCATCATCCTTGGCACTGTCAAGACCTCTACGTTTTGCGGAAAGTTCGTCATTCATGACCTGCATAATGCCGGACATATCAAATTGCAACTGCATTTCTTTTCCACGGAGTCTGTCAATCTCGGTTCCGGCATTTTCCACACGATCGTCAACCGCTTCAATCTTCCGCTCCAGGTCAGCCTTTAACAACTCCTGCTCTGCCACATCCACATCAACCTTGGATTTCTCGGCTTCATCAATACGCACCGGGATTTCAGCCTGTTTCTTCTTCCACTCGCTCAAAGCCTTGGAAAACTTGGCGCGAATATCGTCTGTAGATGGTGCTTTTTTCAATTCGTCAAGCAACGGTGCGTATTTGGCATCTGTCTGCGCAAGTTCCACATCTGAAACCTCTGCAACAAGTTTCATCAGAATGTCTCTCTGGTCTTTCCATTTCAGAGAAGAAAAATACTGCGGATTGGTCAGCATCTTAAACATTTCCTCGCTCTGTGCCAAGCCGGAAATATAAGCCTTAAATTCAGCTTCGCTTTTCGGATAACCGTCAATCTCAAACGAATTGACATTTCCTTGCAGAGTAACGGTGTCGGTTCCGCGCTTCTTAACCCAATTCTGTTTCTGAACCTTGGAAAGTTCCACTTCTTTGCCATCAACGTCAATAACTCCAACAACCTTGATTTCCACGTTGTCAATGCGGTTTCCGTCCTTATCTAACGGTCGAACATTGAACTTTTCCTCTCCGGCACTGTTCTTGTTAAAAAATAACCATGAAACTATATCAAAAATTGTTGTCTTCCCGGACGCGTTCTGTCCGCTAATCTTTGTCTTTTTCTCCCCAAATTTAATGTCAATGCTCTTGATGCCCTTGAAGTTCTCACCATGTAACGATTTCAAAATCATTCGCATTTTTGTCTCACCCTTTCTTTAAATTCTCTTTTCAGTCTATCAAAATGCTTTTCGTTCTCCGTGTATCCACTCAAAGTTTCGATTGTCAGCATATCTGTTGTACCCTGTTTACAACCGCGCAATCTGATATTGTCCTCGTGTTCTTTTGTAATGTATTCGTGCAACATATTGATATGTAACTTGCACTCAATCAGTTCTTCATACTCTTCTTTTGGAACATAAACATAATTTTTCTTCCCCATGTTACACCCACACGATTCCTTTTATTGACAACTCATATGTAACTTTTTCCACAACGTGACCATCTTTACACGTTTTCTTGTATCTCCGGCTCTGTAATCTGCCGTATGTGCTTACCCTATCGCCTAAAGCAAGTGAGTCCGTATACTCTGCACCCTTTCCCCATGCGATACAGGTGATCAAATCCTCTTTTCCGTTTTCTCTTACGTTTTTGAGTTTCACATCACAGATTTTACGACCAAGTGGTGTTTCTCTAAGATGCTTTTCCTCGATAATTCCATCAAGACTTACTTCATTCAAATGGCTATCATCCTCTGGTTTTGTGATTGTATCAGCCATAACATACATAAGAATAGCTTCTCCAGACCCTGTTTTTACGTGCCGGGTAATTATCTTCCCACTGACGAATACTGTTCCGCTAATTTCTGTATCACAGATTTTTTCATCAAACAGTACCGGAAGTATATCTGCAACACCGCTTCTTCTTTCAACTCCGATGAAAAATTTATAAAATTTCTTACCGTTCGATTTATGGCTTTCCCTTGGTGCTGATACAACATCACCGATCAGTGTTATTTTGTTCTCCATTGCTTCTCCTTTCCATTTCTCTGTCAAGAACCTTTTCAAAGTCCTCTTTATCGTCTTGTTTCTTTCGTTTCCCTGCCAAAAGTTCAGCAAGCATACGCTTTTCTTTCGTGGAACATCTTGTGCCACTTATATACACAACGCCTACCATTCATCCTCTCTCATTCTGCGTTTTCTCTTAATTCGCTTGTCAAGTTCGGCTCTCTTCCGGTCTACTTCTGACCAGTAATACATGATTGCCGCAATTACCGCTCCGGCTACAAATTTAATAGCCGACATATCCCCGGACGCTCCCTCACTATCCATATAACACGCGGCAACCAAGGAATACTCCATTGCAACCGCACCTATGATGAATTGGATTACCTTTTTCATTCATTCCCCTTTCTGCCACTTTATAATTTAGTACCAGTCAGAAACAAACGTTCCGAGTAACGGACATACAACAATATCTATAAAACGCACAGAACCATCTTCCATGGAATATGTAAAAGCCATTGCATGTGTGTAAGTCGAATCTCCCGTCTGTATCTGTGCATCTCTTACAGAAACTCCATATGTTGTTTCCTCGTCAACGAAAATGCTTGAAAAACTTTCCGCAGAGTCAACCTTTGCCAAATAGTTGTCACCGCTACGAATTACCCTTGAATTAACTTTCTGAAATTCAAAATTGCTCATTTCAATTCTCCCTTCCATTATGTGTTTCGTTTTCCTCGCCCTGCTCACTATGTTTCGAAGCAGAACTCTCTACCATTCCAAGGACATATCCTTTCTGAAAATCTGTCATATTCGGAATGGCATCACGAAGTTTTTCGACAACTCGCTTTTCTTTTTCGCTCATACAATCACTTCCTTTCATGCGCAATATCTGATTTCATACTCTGCTACGATTTTCGAAAAGATTTCACGCAATTTCTTATCATCCTCAATAATGTCCATTTTGTTCAATGCGCTGATTTCTGTTTTCGTGCATCCGCTTTCTGCCATGCGCTCACGTCTGTTTCTGATTCTTCTATTCAAGTCGCATCCGGCACGGTGTTCAAGTTCTGAATACATTTCAGTCCTCAATACATTGAATTGACAATCTGCATTTCTCTGAATCCGGTTAAACTTGGCATTGATTTCATTTCTCCAATTATCAAATACCGGTTTCACCGCTTCTTTGATATGTTCAGTTGTCTCAATTGCTTTCCGCGCTGTGTCCTGTGCCTTAGCAATCTGTCTGTCTCTCTCCTTGTCAGCAAGTTCTTTTTGAACCATCTGATTAAGAAGCCCTTGCAATGCTTGCAATTCTGGAGATAATTGGTCGTTGACACTTTGATGTACATTAAAATAGGAAGAAACTAGTTTTCTTTGTACTTCCCATGCCAAATCATCCGTGAATGACTTGACCAACATCAGATAGCCCTGTTCGGTAATGAGTGCTGTTCCGAAGTTACTCAACACTACATTTTCTAGTGTCCGTTTTTCGGACAGTTCAGTATTTTCAAGGTCTGACGGCTTCAAAACGAAATAATCTTCGCCCTCAACAAAATGTTTTCTGTTGTCAGAAAATCTTTTTCTTGCTGTTCCGTCCGGTCTTTCATGTGCCATATCAATGTCCTTAAATGTGACCACTCGCTTGCCTTTGTACTCTTTGATGGAAATATCTGCATTTCCAATGTGTACCAAATTATCCATATTTTCACTCCTTTCTGTGGTATAATTCCCTTATCATCAAATAAGGGAGGCGATGCAATTTGAAATACTTTTTGTTTTGCGATTTTTCTACAATATCCTGCGACCGAGAAAAGATGGCAAAGATATTAGCCGAAAACGATATAACATTCGCAAATATAAATAATTTCTGTTGGGAACTAAATGTTCCTGAAACGTTTGGCAATCCGCTATGCGACACAACAGCAGAATCTATTCACTGTTTGTTTTATCAGTACACTCACAAGAACTCTCTTCTTCTTGTGGTAAAAGCAAATGAATATTTTCCAAACGGAGATTAGGATATAATCTCTTTGTTTCTTCATATACGGTTTTGGTTTTCAGCCACTTCCGCATATGGAGAACCTGTTCCATGACGTCCATATCGTGAATATCCACTTTGTTTAAAATCTTCTGCAATTCCTTTTCCATTCCATTAAAATAAGAAACCGGAACAACAACCAAATCATTTACGGATTTAATTTCTTTCATTTCTTCCTCTCCTTTCTGCTCAAAATCTTTATTCTTTGCGATCAATTAACTCGGCTACATCAATTCCTAGTATTTCGGAAACCCTTACAACTTTGTCAAACGAAGGGCTAATCTCTCCCCATTTGCAAATACTGCCCTGCGAAATATTAGCCATCATTTCTAGTTTTCTGATTGGAATTCCCTTTTCCTTACTGAACCGTTTGATTTTTTCGTACAAGTTAAAACCTCCCTTCCTTTTCTTTAAGTTCTGAAAAAATCGCACATATATGTTGACTATTCTCTGAAAATATTCTATAATTTGAGTTGCGAGCAAAAATCATAGAAATTAATTACGGCATGCGAATGTCGCTATTTTGTTGCGATTTTTTCAGAACCTTTAAGTACATTATACGCGATATATTCAGAATGTCAATAATTATTTTTGCGATTTTTTCAGAATTTTATTTTGTGGAGAAAATCAAATGACATTAAAAGAAAGAGTTAAAGAATTGTGCGATGAAAACGGTGTAAAAAGCTACCAATTAGAGGAGTATTGCGGATTTGCAAAGGGATATTTGAGCAAGCTGGATCATCCAAATGTGGACAAAGTAAATGCAATAGCTGAATATTTTGGTGTTTCTCTTGACTATCTCGTAAATGGTAAAGAAGACAGATTGGAAAAATATGCAAATATGTCAGCAAAATTAATGAAGGACGAAGAATTGACCTGCTCATTAAAGAAATATTTCAACTTATCAGACGCTAAAAAGAAACACGTTATTGAATTGATAAACCTATTAAGTGAGGAATAATTATGTTTATAAAAGAATATGGATTTTGTGAATTGGTAAATAAAAATGTAACAATAGAAATTGACCAAGTTCCGTACAAGAACAATGAAGGAATTGTATACGCAAAAGGCAAGATACGTTGCGGTTATAGCGACACAACGTATCATTGCGAAAGAAACGATTGCCCTATATGGCGTGGTCTTGATTCTTAAATTTAATCTCAATCTCGCTCTCTCCGTCATTTCCTTCTAATCTTGTAACAAACGGAGAGTCTATTGACATATTGATGCAATTAAAATCAAGGTGAACAACCGGCATTTCCATAGCCTTCTTTTCAAATCGAACGCTACGAACACCATGAATCACATGACCGTCAATAAGAACTTCGCAAAAAATACTGTCTTCATTAATGGATCTGATTTCAAGTTTTGAATTTTTCATTTACAGAACTCCTTTACGATATTTGATACAATAATATAAATACAACGTAAGACCTTCCGGTCTTCAATCTTATCAATCAATTCTATTATCTTCTTTTTGTAATCCATTTGCAACCCCTCCTATCGATATACCCCATTATAGAACGTGTGTTCGGCATAGTCAATCCCCAATTATGGGCGGAGCCATGCCAAACCCCACCCATGCCAGAACTTGAAGTGTCCTTTCGGACAAGTCCATAGTATCACTGTAATATGCATGATTTCAACATTTTTCGGTCGCAAGTTTCGACAAGAAATGTCATTGCAGAGAAGCGGAAAGCTGTTTCTCAATCTCTTCTTGCACTTTTGCTCGCCAACGCATCGGCACTTCATCAATCGTCATTTTCTTGTCTATAAGAATACGTCTTACATAGAATTTAACCATATCCTACACCTCACTTCCTGCGGTAATGCTTGCCAGTTCTTGGATTGCTTCTGCATTTGCCTCATGTCCGGCTTTCAATTCGTCAATTGCTTTCTCCATTTCCGTCTTGGTTCTCAGATTAACGGTTACTGTATATGTACCATCTTCTGTGCCATCTTCGCCCATGTTAGGCATATATGTAAACCCATCGGATTTCAGATCGGTGTACTTGCCGGATGTTTCGCCATTGTGTGTAAATGTAACTTCCTGCATGTTGTCTGCAGTAAAAGCATCCGTGATCGTTTTAATGGCTTCGAAGTTCTCGGCTTTGATCTGGATGTTTCCAAGGCTTGCACCATCGGCAATTTCAAAGCTGGTCTGATTTTTTAAAATAATTTTATCCATGTTATTTTTCCTTTCTATAATAAATAGTTTATAAGTTACGTTCGAATATTTGTTCGATATATTTTCTTAAACGGCAGTTTAAATAATATAATATTGGCTAATGAGGTTATAATTGATCCACTCGATATAAATAACCTTAAAAACAAGTTATATATAACAAATCCAAATACTAAAAATCTCCCAGATGGACGTGATTATGGATTTTTATTTGTTGTTGGAGCAGATGGTAACAGATGGCGTTTACTTATCCTTATTCCAACATCTTTACAAGCAATCTACATTAACCATTACAATGCTTATGGAGATCCCGCAATCGGATGGATCGGTTGGCATAAGATTAGTTAATTTTAGTTTCATATATTTAACAGCAGAATAAAAATTAAATATCTTTTGAATCTGTTGTAGGAATGTTACTTATTTTAAGCATTTTATTACCAGAAGGATCATTGTATGCAACTATAATTTTTACTTCACTGCTCCAATGATTTACTGCAAGTATGCAACCGCTAACTTGATCTTGTGCAAAACCAATCATAAGCCAATTACCACTTGTATTAAAGAATTTACTTTTTCCATCAAAAATTTGCATAAATGATAAACCTGGGTTCATATTTGCGTGTATGTAATTCTTTATATCAGATAATGTTGTTGTATCAGTTGTAGTAAATCTAGAACCTGTAAGTCGATTATTTAAACTGCCGTTTAAATCA